GAAAATGAGTACGGGTTCGGGCGGTACAGGTAGTGTTCATACAAACACCCAAAGATACACCATTAAGGCAACGGAGATTGCCCAATGAGCAGCATATTGAAAGTCTCCGAAATCCAAGACCCGACTAACGGGAACACCGCGCTGACGATTGATTCCGCTGGAAATGTGGCAAGTGCTGGTGCTGTGGTTCAAATGCAGTTTGCGTCAAACAGCACTGCAATCACCATTACGACGAATAATAGTTATGTGGATGTTGTCACACTGAACTTTACTCCAAAGTTTTCAACCTCAAAACTTTTCATCATGTACACAATTCAAGGCGTTCAAGTTGGCACGAACACGAACTCTCGCCTGACTCCTAGAGGTGTGAGGGACGGCAGCACTTACCTATGGACTTCAAATGCCAACTTTTGGACGGTAAGCCGTAATGACGACTTCCGTCACGGTGGATGGGCCTATAATCACTACGACACGCCGAACACAACCAGCCAGATTACTTACAAATTACAGGCCAAGTATGATGATCCCGGCTCTGGTGGCTCAATAAACAAAGACAGCAACTCTGGTGGGTCGTCCATCGCAATTTTGGAGATAGCACAATGACTACAGTAGCAGACGCAATCACAGCCCTCATCCCTGACGAACAGTGGGTGATGCGTGGTGAGCCAACCACAGAGGACGAGTTCAATGTCATGTTCCGCCGGATCATCGGTGAGGACGAGAACGGCACCGCTGTTGAGTCCGACAACCCCGACAACTGGGGCGTATCGTGGACCACGGTATCTGCAAAGAAGGCCGAGCTTGATGCCGCCGAGCCAATGAAGCTGCTTCGTGCCGAGCGGAACCGCCGTATCGCCGAGACAGATTGGTGGGCATCTTCGGATCTGACCATGAGTACGGAGCGCACGGCGTATCGTCAGGCGCTGCGTGACATAACCAAAAGCTACAGCAGTCTTGATGATGTGGTGTGGCCGACGGAACCGGAGTAAGCGATGAGTAACGCTCGTAAACTTGCAAACCTGCTGGGAACAAGCACTACAGTCCCATCTTCTAAACTGTCTCTTGTAACTAGCGACTTACCTGCTGGCTGCATTTTGCAGGTTCAGAATGTTGAGTTTACGCAACGTCACCACATCAGCACGACAGATAGAACGGGTCTTAGTGGGCAGTATGCCGTGTCGATTACCCCCACTTCTTCGTCCAACAAAATTCTAGTACAGACAAACATTGACTGCATTGCTGGTGACACAAATACAATTAGAGCCATTTTGGTCCGCAATCCGTCTGGTGGAAGTGCCGTCGATGTAGCCCAGTTAGGTTGGTATAGTACAAGTACAAACTGGGACCCGTTTAATACTAATTTCTGTCATCTTGATTCACCGGCTACGACTTCAGCAGTGACCTACTATGTTGAATGGCGGTTAGAACAAACTGAAATTTACGTTAACTACGCAAATAACAATGCTGGATTTGGAAGTATAAACGATAGTCGTTCAACCATTACGGCAATGGAAATCGCACAATAATGTTCGGCGAACTGGCACTATCTGAAAGGGCGATAGCCGCACAGGGCATTCTGTCTTTTGGTGGTTCCAGTATGATCGGCACCTTTAGCAAGGTGAGTGCCGCCGCCGGTTTGCTCACCGCTATCGTTGAGGCTTCTGCGAACTTTACTCAAGACACTGACGCGATAATGATCGCCAGTGCAGATGTCGTAAAGTCCTTCAACTTTACGCAAACCGCAACGGGAATACGGGTGCAGACTGGGGCAGCAAGCTCTATTTCTGATTTCACGCAAAGCACTGACGGCATTTTTATTGGTTCTGGCGTGGCTACGTTGGACGCCAACTTTACCCAAGATACTACAGGCAACTTTATAGCCAGCGGCATTTCGGGCCAGTCGTTTAACTTTACGCAAGTCAGCACAGCAACTCTGATCGCCCACGGGCTTGCCAACATAAATACACAGTTTGATCAGACAACAGTTGGCATAGCAGTACGAACCGACAGCGCCACGATGGATTTTGCGTTTGACCAGACAACCATTGCTAATGCTGTTCGCGTTTCTAGCGCTTCTATACAGGCTATCTTTGTAATGACGGCGAATGGCGCTTTTTTGTGGGAGCAAGTAGATCCTAGCAACACCTATAGTTGGTCCGAGATAACGCATACGGGCGATACATGGACAGAAATTTCGTATGGTGGTACAAATGAAACATGGACAGAGATGGTGAAGTAAATGGCATCCACATACACCGACAATATAGGTCTTGAGAAACCCGGCACGGGAGAGCAGTCGGGTACTTGGGGAGACACAACAAACACAAACTTTGACATCATAGACAGAGCGATCAACGGCGTATTGGCTCTTTCACTCACCGGAACAACCACTATCTTGACCACCACAGACGGGGCGCTGTCCAACGGTGGCTACAAAGTTCTTGTCCTTGGCGGATCACCCAGCGGCACGAACACCGTAACAATCACCCCAAATGATCAGGACAAACTCTATCTCGTTAAGAATGCGTCAGGGCAAACGGCCACCTTCACACAAGGCTCCGGCGGCAATGTATCTATTCTGAACGGCGAGACAGCGTGGATCTTCGCTGATGGCGCTGGTTCTGGTGCAGAGGTTCAAAAAGCCAGCTTCATTGCCGACATAGTGCAGGACACTACTCCACAGTTGGGTGGTGATCTGGATGTCAACGGCAACTCTATTGTGTCCACATCAAACGGACACATTGCACTGACACCGAATGGCACAGGAGATGTGCAGCTTGACACAGATACTGTGCGAGTTGGTGACAACAATGCTAACGCTACCATAACCACTTATGGAACGGGTGATCTCACCCTCAGTACAAACAGCGGAACAAACTCTGGGACTATTTCTATCGCTGATGGCGCGGATGGCAATATTAGTCTCACGCCGAATGGCACTGGGGCCGTAGCTGTCGGGACTAAGCTGACCGTTGATAACATCAATGTCGATGGCAACACCATCTCGACCACAGACACAAATGGCAACCTTACATTGTCTCCAAACGGTACTGGCGATGTGGTCATTGATGGAGAGTTGGCGTTAGGAAACTGGACTATCGAAGTCGATGGTTCAAACAATTTATTGTTTAAGTATTCTGGTAACACGAAAGTCCGAATGACATCGGCAGGCGCACTCGACGTAGAGGATGACATCACCGCTGTTGCAGGGATTTAAACCATGACACTACAGTCATCAGGCGCAATCTCAATCGCCAATCTGGCCTCGGAGTACGGTGGCTCCGCGCCACACTCTCTGAACGAGTATTACAGGGGCGGCAGCTTGGTCCCAAGCACCGTAGCTGAAACGGTCACGGCGGCGAGTATGTCTGGCTCTGTGTATGATGGCAGAGGCAGTTATTGGGGTACTGCTCCTGTTATAAATAGCGGAAACTATATATATCAACACTACAGATGGGCTGATAACGGGTACACCGGCACTGGCGATATTCAGTGGACTGTAGACAGAACAGGCACATATCACTATAGAGGCACTTACTACATTCAGAACGCCACGAGAACATCAACTCACACTTGGTATGTTGCTGGCTCTCAGGTTGCCACATATACGCTAACTGCGGGCAACAACACCGCGTCTACAACGGGTAGTTTTTCTGTCACCAACGGTCAAACGGTGCGTGTGGTTGTGTCGTGGCCGTCCGCAGGTTGGGCAAGTTGCGGGATTTATTTTGGTGGAAGCGCATATAACAACCGTTCCGTTCAAACAGCCGCAAATGGAGATGTGCCGACATCAGGTGCTGTTTCTCTCACTGACTTTTACGGTGGGAGAAAGACCTAATGCCGCTTACAAAGCTACAGTTTAACCCCGGCGTTAATAGAGAGGTTACCTCATATTCTAATGAGGGCGGGTGGCGCGACTGCGATAAAATTAGGTTTAGGATGGGCTACCCAGAAAAGATGGGTGGCTGGGAGAAGTACGCATCCTCCACATATCTAGGCTCTGCCCGTGCGCTTCATAACTGGATTGCTCTTGATGGATCTAACTATTTGGGCATAGGAACGCACTTAAAATATTACATCGAAGAGGGCCAGTCTCTAAACGACGTAACCCCTATAAGAAACACGACCTCAGCAGGAGATGTTACTTTTGCGGCAAGCAACGGTAGCACAACCATAACTGTAACAGACTCATCTCATGGTGCCTTTGAGAATGATTTTGTTACATTTTCTGGAGCAGCTTCTCTTGGTGGGGCGATAACGGCTGATGTTCTCAACAAAGAGTATCAGGTTGTTTCTGTCACAGACGCTAACACTTTCACGATAACAGCATCAGTAGCAGCCAATAGCTCTGATACGGGCAACGGTGGAAGCAGCACCGTAGGGGCATATCAAATCAATGTTGGCTTGGACGCTGTTGTTGGGGGAACTGGCTGGGGCGCAGGCACATGGGGCCGTGGTGGATGGGGTTCGGCAGAGCCTAATGGTCTAACAACAACAAATGAGATCAGGCTTTGGTCGCATGACAACTTTGGCGAAGATTTAATTATCAACCCAAGAGACGGAGGCATCTTCTATTGGGACAGATCGAACAACCTCTCCACAAGGGCTATAGAGCTTTCTACCCTGTCAGGGACAAAGACCAGCGTTCCTACAATAGCTAAACAGGTTCTTGTCTCCGATCAAGACAGGCACGTCATCGTGTTCGGTTGTGATGACATCGGTGGAAACTCATCAGCGACACAGGGTAACGGCACCCAAGATCCGCTTTTGATAAGGTTTTCTGATCAAGAAAACCCTATAGATTACTTCCCGACTAGCACAAATACGGCTGGAAGCCTGCGTCTAGGATCAGGGTCTAAGTTTGTTCAGGCAGTAGAAACAAAGAGGGAGGTTCTGATATGGACGGACACATCCCTGTTTTCGATGAGGTTCATAGGCCCTCCGTTTACGTTTGGCCTACAACAGCTTTCATCCAACATAACAATCATGGGTCCAAACGCTGCTACGGCCACAGAGGACGTGGTTTATTGGATGGGCATAGACAACTTTTATAGATACGCCGGTCAGACCGAGCAGCTTGAATGTACAGTGAAAGAGAAGGTGTTCTCTGATTTCAACCTTGCCCAGTCATCTAAGGTTGTTTCTGGTATCAACTCTGAGTTCTCTGAGATATTCTGGTTCTACCCATCTGCCAGCGCATCAGATAACGACAAGTATGTAGTCTATAATTATGGTCAAAACATCTGGTACTTTGGTGATCTTTCAAGAACAGCTTGGCTGGACAGAGGTACAAGATCGTTCCCGATAGCCGCTGGCGGTCAGTATTTATACAATCACGAGCTTGGCTACGATGATGACGGCAGCGCGATGAACTCGTTTATTGAGTCCGCTGCCATGGACATCGGTGATGGCAATAAGTTTACCTACATAAGCAGGGTAATACCTGATCTTAGTTTTACAGGCTCTACACAGTTGAGCAGCCCGCAAGCCACATTTACTGTAAAATCCAGAAACTTTCCCGGTGCGAGCTTTGACAACACCGCGTCTGGCGTAGCAACTCGTACCGCATCATCCCCTGTTGAGCTTTACACTAATCAGTTGTTTTTACGCTCTAGGGGCAGATCGTTTGTCATACGGGTAGAGTCTTCGGCACTTGGCGCTAAATGGCAGCTTGGAAGCCCAAGGGTTGACTCTAGAGAGGACGGTAGAAGGTAATGTCGTCTAATCAGATAGCGCCACCAAGACTGCCTGAAGCACCTCAAGAGTATTCTGCTAGATACATGGCTGATCTGTTGAGGGCTTTGGAGCTTTTTATATCGCAAGAGAGAAACCCCGGAGAGATGCGGGGGACCAAGATTACACTTACAAATCTTCCAACAAGTGCTTCAGGGCTTGAAAGCGGGGCGTTATACAACGACAGCGGGACTGTGAAGATCGTAACATAAGTTACAGGTAACTTTACATGTGGGGGCAGGCACTACTCGTCATGGGAAACAAAAAGTTACAAAATCAAAGTAAGTACGCACAGTACGACATGGATGGCGATGGCGTAGTTACTGATGAAGAGCTTGAACACGCAAAAGAAATAAAAGAAACTGAAAGAGATCTTAGAAAAAGCCTAGCCCAACTAAGAATGGCGAGGTTTACTTTGATAGGAATGGCTGTATTTACAGCAGCAATGTTTACACCGTGGGTTTCGGTAGAAAGAATACATGCGTTATCTGAAATATCGTCTCTGTTTTATATTTCAGGGGCGGGAATTGTGGGGGCCTACATGGGTACTACCGCATGGATAGCCAAGAAGTAGCAAAGGGAGATCTGTAGGGATGTGGGGAATGCACGGAAGAACCACATCTCTACAGGCGCAAATAAACAGGAGAAGGCGTAATGTTGCAGGCTTTGATTGGACCCGTAACGGGGCTTCTGGACAAGTTCATCGAAGACAAGGACCAGAAGAACAAGTTGGCACACGAAATCGCGACCATGGCCGAGAAGCAAATGCACGAAGCCAACATGGGTCAGATAGAGATCAACAGGGCGGAGGCGCAGCATAGGTCTGTTTTCGTCGCTGGTTGGCGGCCATTTCTTGGATGGGGTTTGGCAACGGCCATGATCTGGCACTTTGTGCTGGCCCCTGTGACTATGTTTGGTTTTGCTTACGCGGGTATGGAAGCGCCAGATCTACCTACCTTTGACATGGACAGCCTAATGACTGTTCTTCTTGGCATGCTTGGCCTTGGTGGCTTGAGGACTGTAGAGAAGGTTAAGGGGCTTACGAAATGAATATAGATAAGCTACGAACAGAGATCGCAGAGGACGAGGGGTGTAAGTACGAAATTTACTTAGATCATCTTCACCTGCCCACCTTCGGAATTGGCCACCTCATTACCAAGGACGATGAGGAGTATGGCAAGCCTGTAGGCACGGTGATCGAACAAGAGAGAGTTCAAAGGGTGTTCAACCTTGATATGACTGTGACCGTGGACGAGTGCAAAGTTCTGTATCCAGACTTCGATGATTTACCCGAGGAGTGTCAGCATATCATTTGCAACATGATGTTTAATATGGGAAGACCTCGTCTCTCCAAATTTAAGGGTATGAAGGCTGGAGTGGATGCAAGGGATTGGAACAAGGCAGCGGACGAGATGGTTGACTCGCGGTGGTATACGCAAGTCCCAAATCGTGCTAGAAGATTAGTAGACAGGATGCGGGCCTTGTCTGAAGAAGAGGGATAAACAATGGCTTTACCACTGATATTAGGACTAGGCGGCTCTGCACTAGCTGGCGCAACGGGCGCTAACGCCCTTCTCTATGGCGCTCTTGGCTCCGGTTTGGGGTCATTGTTGCAAGGTGATGACCTTGGCACAGCGATTGGCACGGGCATAATGTCATATTTCGGCGGTAAGGCTCTTGGCGGCATGTTTGGTGGCGGTGCAGATAAGCTAGCCACAGCAGATCCGTTCACAGGATCACTTCCTTCCGCAACAGGCCAAAGTGGTACTGTTGCGACCATGGCTCCTTCGGGTGTGCAAACTGCGGCTGGTAAGGCGGGGTCATTTGGCCAGCAGTTGGCTCGTCAAACAACCATGCCCTCTGTCTCTTCAGTCGCCCCAGCGGCCACAACATCAGGCGGCACATTTACTGATTTCTTTAAGTCTCCTGCTGGAGCTAACATCCAAAGCACTGGCCTTGCTGGCCTCAAAGAGGCTGCAACTAACCCATATGCTTTGAGTGCGGTTGGCACGACAGGCCTTCTTGAGGGGATGAAGCCACAGGGTATAGATAAACCTGAAGATGCCCCTGACATACCAGAGGCAGAAGCTGCAAAGCGTAAGAGACGCCCGATACCGCTAGATTATGAACCCGGTAAAGATCCAGAGTTTGATTATTTTGAGCCATTTGCAAAGGGTGGTGAGGTGCAGAAGCCAAACGACAAAGAGATCATCAGCAATGCTGTTGACGCTATTAAGGGCAAAAGTCCAGACCCAGAGGTGGCCTTGGCCATGTTTGTCTCGACATATGGTGAAGAGGCTCTCAGAGATTTGGTTGGTCGTGTTCGCAGCGGCGAGTTTGACGACAATGCACAGGTTACAGAGGGCATGGTAGAGGGTGTCGGTGACGGCATGGATGATATGATCCCCGCCACCCTTGAAGGAGAGCAAGATGTTGTCCTATCTGATGGAGAGTTTATCGTACCGGCTGACGTTGTTAGTGGGCTGGGCAACGGATCGACTGACGCTGGCGCGAAATCCCTCTATGAGATGATGGACAGGGTCAGAGAGATGCGTACAGGTATGACAGAGCAGCCTGATCAGGTGCCACAGGGTATGATGCTACCGGCATGATGATCACAGCGGTCCCCATGGAGGGGGTTGACATCGTTTGGGAGGATGTCACGAGGGTTTTAAGAAAGTCTGTAGAGACATCTTCAGGCAAGTTTGAGATAGAAGATTTAAAGAGTGATTTGAAGGATGGAGTTTTAGTGCTTTGGCTGGTCATGGAGGGAAGGGACGTTATAGCCGCCTTGACCAGCAGAGTCATAGAGTATCCCGGCAGAAGAGCAATGGCTCTTGATTGGGTTGGGGGCAGCAGGATGAAAGAGTGGATGCCTTCAGTGTTGGAAACTCTTGAGAAATACGCCGCAGACTGTGGCTGCAAGCACATAGAAGGTTATGGGAGAAAAGCATGGGGCAAAATCCTACATAGGTATGGGTGGCGGCCTGAGTATATCGCCTATAGAATGGAGCTAAATCATGGGCAAGGGTAGGCAACAAGCACCAGCAGAACAGACTGTTGTTCAGTCTAATCTGCCCAAATATGTTCAGCCATATTTTGAGCGCCTTCTAAACAGAACAGAAGCTGAGTCGAAGCGAGAGTATGAGCCATACGAGGGCCAACGTCTTGCGGGAGAGGCTCAAGACACTTTAGACGCGAGGCAAAAGGCCAGAGATGTTGCTGGGTCTGGCATAGCCGGTCTTCCCACTGCACAAGCAGCTACAACGGCAGGAATCGGACGCGCTCTTCAGGGTATGGGCTATCAAGCTGGGCAGTTCGATTCTGATGCCGCAGCGCAATATATGTCTCCTTACATGCAACAGGTGGTAGATGTCCAAAAGGAACGAGCTATTCTGGACGCTCAAAGAGCGGGGGCGGGTAGAGCCGCAGAAGCTGTCGGTCAGGGCGCGTTTGGCGGTAGTAGAGCCGCAGTCCAAGAGGGAATGGCGCAAGAGGCTCTTGGCAGGCAACTCGCAGAAATACAGGCTTCGGGGCAGCAACAGGCATTTGAGCAGGCACAGCAACAATTTGAGCGAGACAGGGCAGCAAGAGCAGACGCAGAAAGACTAGGCCTCGGCGCTGCTGAGTTGGCTGGCGGTCAGGCTCGTGGACTTGCTGATCTTGGGCGTTTGGCACGAGAGGGTGATGTTGAGGCCGCTCGTTTGCTTGAGCAGGTTGGTAAGGATATCACCGCAAGGGATCAGGCTGGCTTGGATCTAGCATATCAAGACTTTGTCAGGCAGCGAGATTACCCCAGAGAACAGTTGCAGTTCTTGTCATCAGTTCTGAGGGGTGTCCCTGTACAGCCTTCTACAGAAACCACATCAATGCAAGCCTACAACCCTATCCAACAGCTTCTTGGGACGGGCATATCTGCACTTGGTCTGTATAAGGGGCTTAGTGGCTAATGAACATCATCGATATCCAAGATCAGCTAAAGAACTTCTCCGAACAGCAGCTTATTTCAGAGATGCAGATGCCGACAGGCTCTGCGCCTCAGTTTCTTGTTCTTGGTGAGATCAAGCGCCGTAAGCGCGTCCGTGACGACTTTATGAAGCGCGAGGCTGCAAACCAGCCTACGGTGGCAGAAGAGTCTATAGCAGCCGCTGGTGTACCTCAGAGCGGCATTATGGGCATGTCTGAGGCCATGGCACCGCAAGCAGCAGTCGCTGAGGGTGGTATTGGCTCTATCATGCCACAATCGATGCGCCCACAGACTATGCCTGCCCCGACAGATGATGCCATCCCAATGCGAGAAGGTGGAGTCCCTCTCGGCATACGTCAAAACAACCCCGGCAACATACGCCCCGGCGCTGGATTCTACGGAGAGACTGGCCAAGGTGGTGGGTATGCCACCTTCGGCACGGAGGATGAGGGGTTGAGAGCGTTAGCTAGGCTAATGGCGACATACGATGACGAGTATGGCATCAATACATTGCGCGGGTTTGCTTCAAGATTTGCACCAAGGTCAGACAATAAACTTAGTTTTGACAATTATGTCTCTTACCTTGGCAGCACTCTTGGTCTTGACCCTGATGAAGAATTTGATCTCAAGGCGCGTAGGGCTGACCTAATTCCTGCTGTGGTTGGATTTGAGCAGGGCCGTGATTATGAGGACAGGTACTCTGATGATCAGATAGCTCGTGCTATCACGGCTGCTGGCACAGAGGACGAGGCAGAGATTGCAGAGATACTTGCGGGTGGCATTTCTCCGAGCGTTCTTGATCAGGTGGTGGATGCCGCTAAATCTGCTGGCACTGCAATCAGCGATGCTGTCATGCCATCAGCTACCGCAGCAACCCTTGGTGGGGAAACAAGAGATTTAGGAACTCCGCAAGAAGAGTTTGACCGTATTCAGTCTGAGAAACAGGGGACTCTTGAGTATCTGGGAGGATTGCTTGGCATAGGTGATCCAGAGCCATACGAGATGGGTGGCCGATCTTTTGATGACGTAAGAAAAGTCCCGATGTCAGAGGATGATGACTCTGTAAAAGAAATGGGAATTTTTGACTATTTGACTGAAACTAGAGATGAGCGTCTAGCAAGGCAACAGAGGGAAGATCCGGCGGCCTTTGCCGAGAGGGAGAGGCAGGCAATAATTAAACGTGCCACGGAGATGGCAAAACTTCCTCCTGCTATTAGAAGGGAGGAGATGAATAAACTTTATGATACCAATCGCGAACTCGCTATGGCCGTTGACGAGCTTTTGCCAGCCACAACGCAAGGTGGCGGCCTAAAGTATGAACTCTTCCCCGGTGCAAATGAGCCATCAATCACTTTAGAGTCTGCGCAGGAGCAAGCAGACGCAGCAGAGGCCGCAAATATGGCAGACGCTGTGGAAAGGCTAGAGGCGAAACCTGAGACTATAGATCCTCAAACTGCTTTCGATGTGGAAGCATTGGCCCAAAGAGACTTTGCTGACTCCCTTGCTGAGGACCAAAAGAAATCTGATGCTGAGAAGCCACCTGAGCCTGCACCCAAAACAGATACAGAACCTCCAAAATCAGATCCTGATAAAAAGCCGACAGTAACTCAACCCACAGTCCAAACTGGTCTTGCAAAAGAAATAGCTGATCTTCAGGCAAAACTTGAAAAAGACAGGGAGACAGACAAGTATCTGGCTCTGGCACAAGCTGGCTTGGCCCTCATGTCGTCTAAGGAGCCTACGCTTTTGGGCGCGGTTGGAGAAGCGGGGGTCAGCGGATTGCAAGCCTTCCGTGATGCCCAAGAAAGATATCAAGAGGGTGTAGTTGATCTAATTAACGCAAAGGCAAAGTTACAGAAAACTTCTGACACTAATGTGTTAAGCAGAGACGTTCTTTTGAGAGAGTCGGTAAGCCTCTTTGAGGCTGCACAAAAACCTGATGTTTTACCAGAGGACAAGGACGCATTGTTGGCGAGAGCGGCGCAACTGAGGGCGCTTGCAGGAATACCTGATTTCAGCGTAGTGAATTGAGGCGTGTCACATGGCAATAGTGCAGGCAAAAGCGCCAAATTCGGGTAGGTACTACAACATAGAAATCGCCGGTACTACGCCTACCCCAGAAGAAAAAATAAAAATAGACGAATACATCGCTAGTGTTGATGGTCCCCCCACAGGAGAACTAATAGAAAGCGATGAGGGCCGAGGGTTTTTCGGCGCTCTTGGCGCTGGCGTGGATACAGTGCAGCTTTTATATGGTTCTACGGTAGAGGGAATAGGGAAAGATCTGGGCATAGATGCCATTGAGGATATCGGCTCAGGCATCGTTGAAACAAACAGGCAACAGCTTCAGGAGTCTGGTGCAAACGCCACTAGGCTTGAAGATGTAAAGGATATTGGCTCTGGCCTTGACTTCTTTGTAGAGACCCTTGGCGAACAGCTTCCAAATCTTGCCACCACCGTAGCGGGCGGTATCGCTGGAAAGAAGGTAGGGGCTGCCATAGGAACTGCGGTTGCCCCCGGCGTTGGAACATTGATAGGCGGCGGGGTGGGTCTGGCTGTTGGTGGTTTGTCAGCCAATATACCCTTCTTCTTTGGAGGCAATAGAGAGGCCCAAAGAGACGCAGATATAGCCGCTGGCAGACCTGTGGAAATTGACAACAGGGTTGCATTTTTAGCCTCTATACCACAGGCATCTCTTGACCTCATAGCGGACTATTTTTTGGTTGGCAGGTTCCTCACCCCGAAAATGATCAGGGGCGGGGGCTTATTCAGTCGAGGAGTTAAGGGTGTGGGTGCCGGTGCGATAGCAGAGGTGCCGACAGAAATTGGTCAACAGATCATAGAAAGATATCAAGCTGGCCAAAGCATAACCAGTGAAGAGGCCTTGGAAGAATATCTAGAGGTTGGTGTAGCTGCGGGTCTCGTTGGCGGCACGGTGAAGGGAACTGTTGGCGTTGTTGGCGGCGACATCAAAAAGCAAGAAAAGGCAGAGGCTACAAGGCAGCTACAAGAAGATGCGATTGAGGAAGGTGGCAGAGCAGACGCCAGAATAAAGGCTGGTAAAGTTGGCTTTGATCTCCGTCAGCCAATAGAAGAAGAGGCAGAGCCAGAGGTTGTTGCTGAAGTATCTGACACTAATCTCACTGACGCGCAAAAGAACCTAAGCCTTGCCAACGCTGCCAAGCAGGCCACAAGGCCTTTCATACCAATGCCTTTGTCCTCTTTCCCGCCGGAGGCTGCTGATTACATCAGGCAGTCAAGGCAGGGGACATCTATCCCACTTGATGCAGATGTCACAAAGGAAGAGTTGGCCAAGGTCTTTAATCAAGATGTTGCCGATCTAGCCGAAAGAGTGCAGAAGCCAGATCTGGCTGCAAAGCCAGCATCCCCCATATTCTCTGTAAAGCAAAAAGAAGATGCCAAGAAAGAAATACAGAAAAGGGGCAAGGTCAATAAGGGTCAAATCAAGAGGGCTATAAAGACAGACTCCACTGAGGTTGTCGATGAAATCCTAAGAGATTTGGAGACTGACGGTGTTGTCAAGCACTTGGAGCGTGGAAGGTATGTCCTGCCCGAGGACAAGAGGCTTGACCCCCTATACAAAGAAAAAGAGCAAAGGGACAAGGCAAGGGCTGAGATCACAAGGATAGAGGCCCTGAAGCAAGAGGCCATAAGGCTGAGAGACAAGGCTCTTGAGGAAAACAATCCTGTAGCAGCCGAGGCTCTGAATCGAGAGATTGAAAACATAGAGGCTACAGTTGAGCAGCCCAATACACTTCTTGCAGAGGCTGAGGACCGCATCAGAGCCAAAGAAGATGCCGAGAAGGCTGCTGCTGATGAAAGGCTGGACAAGACAGAGCGGGAAGAAGCCGAAGAGGCGAGCAAGATCGCTATGCAGGCTGAGTCCGCAAGGTATCGCGACGAGTATCAGACTAAGCGCAAGAAGGTTGCTGCTAGGCTGAGGCAATACATGCGCGGTCTCGGCTTGGGAGATGTTGGACTCAAGATAGATGATTACATAGAGCGCGAGGGCGGCCTCAAAGACCCCAACATTGAGGGTGTTTTTGACCCCAGCAAGAGATCAATCTCTCTGGCTATGTCGATATACGACCCATCGGTTACAGACGACGAGTTGTATGTCTCTCTTAGGAATGTTCTCAATCACGAGATCATACATGCCATCAAAGAGATTGGTCTCTTCACAGACGCCGAATACAAGACCCTAGTAAAGGCTGCCACCAACACAAAGTATGTTGCTATCAAGCAGGGCAAGGGCGAGAAGAGAGCGTACACATTCCTTGATCGCGCAATCATGCTCAATCCAAAAGATCAAAATCTCAGCGAGGCTGAGATGCAGGCCCTGTTGGAAGAAGAAGCGATTGCAGAGATGTTCCGCGCTTATGCGGATGGACGCCTCAAGATAGTTGGCAAGCCGAAGAACCTCCTCGACAGGATAGTCAAGTTCTTCAAGGCTCTTGGCGGCGCTCACTTTGATGAGGGCTTTGACTCGGCGGCATCAATCTTTGAGAACATACAGACGCAGGACAAGACCAAGCAGCTAGGCACTAGAAAGCGTGGGCAGTTCACGCCACCAAAGAGCAAGGACTTCCTGTACTCAACCCAAAAAAGCACCATCGAACCCTTCAAGTCTACACCTGAGAGGGTCAAATCAAATGTTGCCAAGTCTCAGTTGGGTATTTCTCAGAAGCTGGCTCAAGCATCAGTCCTTCACAGGATTGATGAGAACAACAACTTCATCGACACAAGAGTGTTCAATGAAAAGGGCAAGGTGGTTGCACCACGGGTGGCAACTTCACTGCGTATTTTGCAGGAAGAGAGGGGCAATATAACCCTCGATCCCCTAGACCCGAAAGACTTCAAGAAGATCGTCATGATCATGGCGGCAGAGGCAGAGGCTGCCCTGCGCGGTGATAAGAACGCTATCGGTTGGTACGAAGACAAAGTCGCAACCATGTTTGAGTTCATGGGCAAGATTGAGGGCGGCAACCAACAGATATTGAATGACCCAGAGGCTAGGGCTGCATTTACATTTGCCATGGCCGTCACATCAAACGGCTTGTCTGTAAATCAAAACTTTGTCAGCGCGATGGAGGAGTACAAGGTCTGGAAAGAGACCGGCCTCTTCAAGGCAGATGGATATGGAGACAAGGGTGCCGCAGCTATGCGGAAGGCCTTTAAGTTCTATAATACCTTGAAGAGTGATTTGAACATGACCGATGTTCAAATACAAAACTACCTCACCCAAGAGACCACGGTACGAGAGCTAAAAAAAGATCCACTAATCCAAGAGTTGGGCATACAAGTCCCCAGCGGAGAGCTTCAAGACACAAAAGTTAGGGTTGCTCATGTTCTTGGGGCCAAGATAGGAAACGGCTTCTACATGAACCTTAATGGTGAGTTTGATGCGCTCACCATGGACATGTGGTGGATGCGTATGTGGAACCGCATCATTGGCAAGCCATTCAAGCAGCCCACGGATGAGACCAATAACAAGAATAGAAAGAGAATACAGGAATCTCTTGAAGGGGATCTGACAGAGTTTGAGCAGCGTCTTGTAGACGAGACCATGCTGGATGAGGGCCTTGATTCTGTTGAGGGACAGAATGTCGATCAGTTCGCCACAGCCCTGAACGCCAAATTCCAAAGGATATTCACAAGATTCGGTAAGGCAGAAGCTGACAAGAGGCCAGAGAAAACACCTCTGTTCCAAGCGGCAGATACACATGCACAAAACCTAAGCGGCAAGTTTGAGCAGGCCACACCTAGAAACGGCACTGAGCGTGAGGTGATGAGGGCCGCAGCAGAAAGTTCTAGGGAACTTTTGAAAGAGAAGACTGGCATTGATATCAACAATGCCGATTTCCAAGCGCTTATGTGGTATCATGAGAAAAGGCTACTGTCCTCTATGGGTACACAAAGTACAGGCGCTGATAACGATTACGTTGACGGCGCGATAGCATATGCAAGAAGAGAGGGATTCACGGATGACCAAATCGCAGAAGCACTTCCCCCAACAGACAGAGACAGAGTCTATCCTGACTCAGGTGCCAGACGACCGGATGAAGGAATTAGCAGAGAGTCTGCTGAGAACGATACCGCCGCAAACCTCAAGTACAGCGTCAGCCCAGCAAAAGCTGCGGCCATCGCCGTCAGGATTGGTGCAGGGGATAATGGACGAGTATGGCGTAGGAAGAGATCAAGCCGAGAAGTGGGCCAATATGATGTAGCTGCCGAGTACAAGGTAGCTCCATATGCGGCAAGGCTCTTCAATGAGCAGGGCGTAAAGACACCAGCCATATTTGAGTTGGCTCAAACAATGAGGTCGGCCCAACAGTTTGCTGAGGCGATTGACAGGGCCAAGATTGCTCAAGGGCCACTGGGATCTTCAGTTTATGTTTATCCTGTAGAAACTACAGCGGACGAGACAGGCTATGCCGACATGCGTCTGTTCCTCACAAGAGATGGCAAGGCTGGTTTTGCTTTGAAAGAGGGCGAGATTGACGGCCTTGTTGACATCGTCTCTGTATTCAACACGCCAGACGCTCACAAGGGCTTCTCATACCCCGCTATCAGGCTGGCGGTTGACGAGGGCGGCAACAAGCTAGACGCCTTTGACACCTTCCTGCCGGGTGCTTACAGCGCGAATGGCTTCACAATAAGATCTAGAACGGCTTGGAACGATGAGTTCGCTCCAGAGGGATGGGACAAAGAAGAATATTCAGACTTCAACAATGGTGAGCCTGATGTCGTCTTTATGTACTACAACCCCAAGCGGAGGTTCACATACAAGAACGGCGATCAAGAAGGTGAGTTGTTCTTAGACTATGATGATGCGGTTGACGCCCAAAACGGTGCAGCCCTGAATCCATCTTCTGTAAACCGTCAGCTAGACATCAATCGTGCCGAGACGATACAGCTTTTTGACAATGAAGAGGCCACCCTTGGTGAGATAACACCCGAACAGGAGCAAGATCTAAGGTCCATAATGGACATGATGGAGTCGCTTCCTAAATCAACAAGGAAGTTTTCTACTGCTCCGTCCAACGCTTTCGCCACGATAAATGCTCCCAAGAGATTCCCTAGGTTTGAGAAGTACAACTCTCTCTTTGGGATCATGAAGGAGAACAACAACCTGATCCCTGTCATGTTCTTCGCTGGCAACCACGGCGTGGACTCTTCTGGCAGGGCCTTCGGCTTTGGCAAGTATCACATTCAAGAACGCGGTCATGAGAAAGAGATCGTAGAGAACTCAAAGTTCCCTGACGTAGAAACTGCCGTGCAGCAGTTGATGTTTGCTTGGCACAAACAGGGTCACAAAGACGGCCCCAATGTTGTTTCTTTCCCCGATGGCGGTGGTGGCCCAGCAGTCAGTGACGCCTTCATACCTATGGGCAAAAGGGATTTGAGATTGGAGTGGTTGCGCCCGTCTCATAGCTCTCCAAAAATTGTGCTTTCCCTCCAGTACGGAAGGTTGCAAGACCCCGAAGTTCTGTCACAGTTTGGCTTCAAGAACCCTATCGGCATTTATTCTGTAAGAACGACGTACCCAGACCTCAAATCAAAGAAGCTCAGTAGGTCGTTCTCACGGTCTACATTTGCCAATGTGGACACAGGGTCTACTAACTTTGTAGCCAACCATAACAACAATCACATTTCGTACTCTGCTGCCCATAACACCATATCCAAAATTCTAGGATTGGGTGGTCTGGTAAGTGAGCAGAAGGCGAGGGACGTATCGCAGTCGTTCATCACTAAGTTCCAAGACACCTTCCTGCCAGTCGGTGTGATGATCGACAAGCTGAAGCAGCAGGGCATGACCATCACCGATGGCATGGATACATACCTGCAAGAGACGCTGTTCCACGGCAAGACAGGGGACATACTCAACTCCAAGCAGAAAGAGATGTATGAGCCTCTCGCAAGGCTTGTTAAGGATCTTGAGGTTTCTGACGCTGACTTCTCTAGGTTGACAGGCAGAGGCTTTAACAGTGACTTTGAAGGTGGCAACTATGCTGCCAAATCATTCAAAGAAACTGGCAGCAAGAGACTGGCGATAGTTGACGCCTATCTATACGCGCTTCATGCCAAGGAAAGAAACGCCTACATCAGATCGATCAACAACGATCTCGCCAACGGCTCTGGTATGACCGACGCCGAGGCAGACTACATTCTGTCTTGGGTTGCCTCGCTTGACTCAGGCAACAAGCAGATCATAGCTGACGTACAGCAGAGAGTGCGTCAGGTTGTTGATGATACAAATGCAATCAGGGTTGCATCTGGCCTCACCCCAGACTTCAACAGCAGTGAGCCTCTTGTTCTTGAGAGCGGGGAGATCGTACAGCCCCCGCAGTATGAGAATTATGTACCTCTCAGGGGCATATTCGACTCCGATGGTGAGGCAACAGAAGACGCTTCCTACACCAGCCCAGTTACCAGCCAAGGGTATTCTGTGCGCGGCAGGGAGGACAGACGAGCCTTGGGCCGCCAAGAGTATGCAACGAACATACTGGCAGCCACCTTCTTGCAAAACCAAAACGCTGTCATCAGGTCTGAGCGCAACAAGGTTGGCCTGTCGTTCTTGAACCTACTGCGCGGCGATGAGCGACTCACCAGCCAGTTCGCAGAAGAGTTGGAGAGCGTCCCCCTCACCAGAGGCTTGGTAAAGGGTGCCGTCAGAACGATAGTAGACAGAAACGCTTTGAACGATCCCAACATCATCACCGTCAAAGAAGATGGAAAGCACGTTTACATACGGGTGAGAGATCAGAGGCTTGCCAATGCCCTCAAGGGTGGCGCTGGTGTTTCTACCCAGACATCAAACGCTGTGGTCAGAGGCCTTGGAAAGATCAACAGATATCTTTCCAACATCAACACATCTCTGAACCCTGAGTTCATGATTACAAACATGATACGAGACGTTCAAACAGCTGGTGTGAATATCAACCAGTATGAGCAAAAGGGTCTTGTATCAGAAGTTAGACGTAACTTTCTTGATGCTTTGAGTGCTGTAAAGCAGGTCGTCAGGGAAGACGCGAATATAGTTGATGACCCAAGCATACCTGTATCAGAACTAACAGGCGCGGCTCTTTTCAGAAGATTTCAGAGGGCTGGGGGCCAAAACGCCACAAACCAGATCAGCGACCTCAGTGATCAGGTTGCCAACATCAAGAAGCTGACAGACGACATTGCGGAGCAGGGTCTGAAGGGTCAGTGGAACGCTGTAAAGAATAGCTTTGTTGGCAAGAAGACTGGCTCAATGTTGAAGTTCTTGGAGGACTACAACACCGTTGTTGAGAATGGTGTCCGTGTAGCCACGTTTAAGGCATTAGCACCAAGAATTGGAGAGCAGAGAGCAGCCTTTGCCGCTCGTAATGTCACCGTGGATTTTGCCAAGGGCGGTGAATACAAGACCCTAATGAACTCCATGTACCTGTTCTACAACGCATCGCTGCAAGGCTCATTCGCCATGCTGAGTGCGGCAGCAAGGTCCAAGAAGGTTCGCAAGATATGGGTTGGCCTCATGGTGGCTGGCGTGTTGCAGGACCAGCTTCTGGCCTTCACCTCGGAGGAGGATGAAGACGGTCAGCTTATGGCTGACAAAATCCCAGACTACATTCTGGAACACAACCTTGTGTTCAGAGATCCATTTGGCATTACGGAGCGGTCTCACATAGTCATACCGATGCCATATGGTCTCAACATGGCGGTCAACATAGGTCGTTCTTTGAGCAGGGCGTCCAGAGGTGGGTACACGCCAGCAGAGGCAGCGGACTCAGCAATGATGACCATGATCGACACTCTCAACCCGCTTGGCGGCACAGAGAGTTTCATTAATTTTGTTATGCCCACTGTCGTTGATCCTATCATCGATCTCTACGAGAACGAGGACTTTGCCAATAAGCCGATATACAAAGAGACATCACCATTCGATCCTACGCCTCCGCCAGACAGCCAACTCTACTGGTCAACCACATCCCCATCAGCGAAGTGGATTGCCCAGTGGCTGAACAGCCTAGATGGATCGACAGTAGAGAAAGGCACTCTTGATGTGTCCCCAGATGTCATTGAGTTCTGGGTTGACTATCTGACAGGTGGTATTGGCAGGTTCGTCCAGATGTCTGGTGACTTTGCATTTTCTACGCTGCCCAAAGCTGTAGAAGATGGCTTCACCGATGAGATGATCCGGCAGGTGCCTTTCGGCAGGAAGGTTGTGTATTCGGTTTCTGAAAGAGAGGATTTGGGTTCTTTCATAGAGAAGAGAGATAGGGTTCTGCAAGCTAGAGAGGTTCTCACCGATGCTATAAGGCGGGGAGACGCAGATCTCATACAGAATACTAGGTCTAAGTACAAAGACGAACTGAGGATAGCTGGCATCATTAAGTCCATAAACAATGGACGCAATAGCCTTCTTCGCAGAATGGCTCAGATAAAAGACAACCCAAGAATACCAGAAGAGCAAAAGAAGAAGATAATAGAGAGAATGAGCAAGCAAGTAGACGCGCTCATTCTGAGGGGCAACATTGCCATGAAAACTTTATAGCCCCCCAAAAGAGGGGGGCTAAAGTTATAGGTAACTTTACGCTGCTTCTTCTTTCTCGTCCCGAAGCATACGCACCATGTCTTCAATGGGCGTCATATCAAGACCGATGTTCTCGGCAGATCCACGATACCGATTGAGCCACGCGGCAAGCTGAACACCAGCCTGACGACGCAACTCAGCCTGAGCCTCTTCATTGCTAGGATCGAAAGGCTCATAGCCGCCACCATCCTTACGCCCCTTCACAGGAGAGATGTAGGCAGGATACTCAGTTACCTTGACTGATGTGACACCGCTCTCAATGACCTCAGTCTTTGCAACGATGCGAAGACCGCTGGCCATATCACGAGCCATGTCGATACGATACTGACGAGCAGCATGTTCATCAGTCATCCCATAGAAAGCCGCATAGGCCTCATGGTCAGGCTGATCAGCAAGCCAATCTACAAACTCATCAGCCCGAAATGTATTCAGTCCAGTGGATGCAAGATATTCATCAATGATCCGCTGCTTAGTGTCTTTTGAAAAGCGTACTGACTTCTTCATTTTATTCTCCCTTAGTACAAAGATTTTTGACCGCCTTGGCTGGCCCCATCAGAACACGCCTTGCCCTTACACACGACGCCTCAACTAGACCGCCTCGCCTCGCCAAAACTGACCGACCAGACCTAACGTCACCCAACCTTAACTCAACCGCCATGACCCACCAAGCCACACCTTTCCGTACCCCGACGCATCAGACCAAGACCGCCTTGCCCAAACTTGCCCAGTCGAACCTTACGAGACCCAACCGAACCGCAACATACCAGAACCGCCACACCTAGAGACGCCTAGCCCTACCAGCCCTGACCATACCGAGACCGCCTAAACCGGCCATGCCTCGCCCTCCTCACCGGAACTCACCTCAACGGACCTCAACCGCCTCGCCATACCAGTCCTAAACATATCTAACCGCGACCAGTGAGAGGGGCGAATATCGCCCCCCTCTATTTTGAAAGTTACAGGTAACTAAGCAGCCCGACGAAGGCGCTCTTCCTGCAAATACTGCATGAGTTCCGCCGTCTGCTCATCTGCACAGATCGGCTGCTCCATGGCCAGCTTCTGGACCTCACGGTCCTCTTTGGTGATCTCGTCCCAGATTTCCTGATAGTCACCCATGTCCTCAGCACCAGAGACTGCGAAGGTGCCGTAAGAGCCACGGCCCTTCTCCTGACGGAAGTCACCGATGCCGACGATAGTGCCAGCGTTGGAAAGAAGGGAGACAATGGAGTGTGCGCTCAAAGTCGGAACGACATACTTCACAGTCACCTCTGCACACCACTGGGGGAGATATGCACGAGTACGCACATCAGGCGTCTTGTTCATATCGGCAGAGCGTACAATATCCATCTTCAGCAATGGCTTGCCCCAGATCTGAATGTGACTTTCGGGAAGAAAGATCAGACGCTGAACGCTGGTCTTAGTGATGCCGCCAGTCTCAAGCGCGGCAGTAGCCATGGCACCCTTTACACCAGCAGCAGGGAAGCAAAGGTAAGTATCCCCAGTATCTTTCTTGTAGACACTGTCACGAAACTCAGCTTCTGGGTTGTGCTTGATGTCCTTCTTCTGAGCAGCAGTCTTCTTGCCGCCACCAACCAGAAGATCACGCCATGCCTTAGCACCCATAGAGTTGAAATACATTGGCGTCTGGCCAATCATACGCAACTTGATATGTCCCTGCTTTAATGCGTGGATTTCCATAGTCTCAGTGGTCTTTTTCGATACAGCCATAACGGCCTCCTTTCGTATCGGTTTCGATGTTTATAGAGATAATACGGCTGTCTCCCAGTGTCAACCCCTATAAACACATTATTTTACATTATTTGTCATCAGCATCCATATGCGACTTTTTATCGATCCAGTTGATGATCTGTGTTCGTGTCCATCGCCTTGGCTTCTTGAAAGCCGGTTCTGGGAAAGACGCATCTGTAGTCCTGATTTTGTATAGAGATGTTCTGGACATGGATAGCATTGCAGCCAACCCATTAACGTCCAGCAGTTCAGCCTCTATCTTGCCATCCCTGATTTTTTCCATTTCTCGTACTCCTCGACTAAAGTTTTGAACCTTTCTCTGGCGTCTGAGTTATTGTTGAACTCAGTCCTAGACTTGATGCCGAGCCTGTTCCGAAGGACACTGGCAACGGCTTCTTCTCCACCAGACACACCGAGAAACACTGCGAACTCCTCGTTTCTGCAAAGCATCCCTGCGCTGGCAATCATGGTTTTGATCTCTCTCTGTTGATCGGACACCTCTGGTTCATCCTGATCGTTCAGCTTGACCATCCCCACCATGTATCGGGAACCAACCCAGTCAGTATGCAAGCTGGGTGGACATTCATTCGGATGCAGCGACAGGCGAAGCGTGATGCCATTCTTGTCTTGCGACATGGATATCTTCACCGCCTCAAAGCTGACCGCTGCGTCTCTAACCTTTTCCATCAAAAATCTCCTCAGTATGAATGTGATGAATATCACCTAAAATCTTTTGGAACTTCTGCATCGCAACCTGTTTGTTTCGGATCATCTCTTCTACCCTTTCAAACGCATGGTCCTCATCATCGCCCCTGACTTTGTAGGTTCTTGTGTATTCCTCAATCACTGTGACCCTATAAGTATAATTTGGCCTTTTACGTCTCATTGAACTTCTCCCAATTACCCTTGGCCCACTCCATGGGATCGATACCTTTCAGATCCCACCAAGTCCTTTCATCGCCAAAGTGATGAAGTTTCATATGGCAAGAGTGGCACAGAGGAACGCACCAGTTGTCTCCCACTTTCATGCCGAGAGCGTTAGGCTCCGCGAACATAACGTGATGCGCCTCTGCGCCGTACCCACAGACCAAGCAGGGCTTACCCCGCAAGGACTGTAGATATTTCTTTGACCTGATCCGTTTAGAACGGAATGTCATCTTCAATCGGGGCCGGTGAGGGCCTTGCGGAATACTGACCCCTCTCTTCATGCTTTGACCCCCTCAGAGACAGGAACGTATCACCTGTCTTCTTAGCCTGTTTCTTCCATCCAGCGAGGGACAGCTTTGGCTTATCGACACCCCTCTCCATCTGCGAAACAAGATCACTCACAACCTCACTGGGCAACTCAAGGTTGCCGGTGTAGTCGGGTGATGTCGGCTTGGTCTTCTTCTTGTTAGCGAACAAGACCCCGGACGCCGGATAATCAGTCATGCCTTTTCTCCTTTTTTCTTCAGCATTTCACTACGAGCGGTAAAGTTACCTAGAACTTTTTGATACAGCTTCTCGTTACCCCTCTTGAGTATTTCCAGAGCGTCCTTGTTCTTACCCCAGAACTCCCGAAGAGTTTCAACGTCTGCACAGTCAGGTATGAATGTCTCAAAGACCTCGGCAATCAGATCCATGCCCTCGACTGTCTTTTCTTTGCCGTCGTGAGACTCAAGCGTCACCGTTACATTCGGGTCAACGCCACCGCCTTGGGGCAAATCTTCACCGGCATAGATGTAGTGGCCAAGTCCGTGCATGGCACAACACTTAGCCAAGCACCTTTGCAGGGCTGTATTGACTTGAAAGCTGTCTGGGTTCTGGACAGCCTTGTTCTTGTAATCAAGGACAGGCATCAACTCAGTCTGTTCTTCATCACCAATGCGAACAGTCACCATGACATAGGCATAGCCGTGTTCATCTCGCGTGTATGGCAAGCCACGGTCAGGCCGGTCTGGGTTATCCAGATAGGTCTCGGTGGTCCATATATGTTTGATGAACTTTGCCTGTGGGTAGTGATCTTTCACCTTCCCCCACGCCCATGCCCAACTCAAATATGTAAGGCCGTTCTTCTGTTCCGTGTGTTCCGAAACATCGACCTTGGATAAGGTCTCCCAAATACTGCTCATTTTTGATCTCCTGTATACTGTGAGCAAAACGTGGCAACACCGCAGTAGTTGCCGTTACATCGGACATATTCACCTTCACGGTGTTCTATCTCCAAATTCTCTTGATCCCCCATAAACTCTTGCGCTGAGGCCTCATTGTCGAACACCCTCTGCGCTCTCTTGTTACCCTTCTTTTTCACCGCCCATGCCTCGCCGCGCTTCCATCTGTCCTCATCGCTACACATCGGCAGTTCTGCACCCAAGTCAAAGGCAAGTTGTGCCTCTTGATGTAAGGCCACTCTGTCGCTCACATAGCGGTCTCTCTTGGCCTTGGGCCACAGGGGTACGTCTATGGTCATTACAGGGGCCTGTGGGTAGTCTGGGCGGCGTCCAGCCTCCCTTCTGTTCCAGTCCCTCAGTATCGCCACGACCTGTAGCGACTTAACCGGCATTTTCTTGGCATGTTCCACAAGGTATGCGTAGCAATTTAGCTGGTATTCCCATTCGACTTTGCCGTGTATGACTGACCACACACTGGTGACCTTGTAGTCACTTATGTGTACGGCATCACCATCGGTTCTCTGGTGGTCAATCGCCCCAGAGAGAACCCAATCATTTACGGTTTCAAACAGCCGTTCTTCTATCGTGACATCATCATCAGAAGACGCCGTCTCAAGAACGTGATGCACAGCAGTGCCGAAGAGTGGCCAGATCATGTCGCTGACATCAGATGTCATCTGATCACGATGCCGGTCACGCATCAGTCGTATGCGCGGACTATCGATAACTGAGGTAACAGATATGTCAGCCTTGCCTTTGGAATACTTGTCATTCCGTGCAAAGTTGACAAAGGACTGAGGCAGCCCATAATCATTCGTGATATTCATCAATACTCTCCCAAGTACATAGCGAAGGTAACGCGGTTGTTAATACATGTCAATAGGTGGTTTTAGATGACTTCTAATTATTGTCAGTTCGTTATTGAGGGTGAGCCAGCCTCGAAATCCAACCAGCGGAAGATCGTTTCATTCGGCGGCAGACCGGCGCTGATCAAAAGCGACAAAGCACGAAAATATGAAAAGACTTTCCACTCGCAATGCCCAAAGCTAGACGAGATGCTGGAGGGTGATCTAGCTGTCTGCATGAGAATATTCTATGCCAGCCGACGACCTGACCTTGATGAAAGCCTGATATTGGATTTGATGCAGGGGTTGATATACAAGAACGACAGGCAGGTGAAGCACAAGAATGTTTTCTGGGGATTGGACAAGGAAAGGCCAAGATCCATCATCAGGGTTTGCCCCATCGAAGATGGTTTGATGCCGGAATATTTAGAGGCAAGTTAAAATCATTATATATTAAAATATATAGCAAGTGATTATAACCCTGCCGCTTGGGGTCAGGTTGACATCATCTTCCTCTGGACATAGTCTTGGATCTGTTCTTGGAGGGACATGATATGAAAGCAGAAAATTCACTACAAAATGATGCGTCTAGATTAGGCACCGGCCAGCATAGGGTCCGGTGTCCATTTTGTTCGTCTACACGGCGAAACAAGAAGGCCAAAGACATGGCGATCAACGTCGAGCCTGACCACGTTCTCTACAACTGCCACCACTGCGAGGAATCTGGAAAGGTAAAAATAGAAAACAGAGAGGTGCGAGCGAGGAGAACTTACATGCAACTGGTGTCCAAAGAAAGTTACATGGAACTTTCAAACAAATCAGTGGCTTGGCTCAAGACGAGGGGGATATCGAAGAAGACCGCAGAGAAGCTAAATCTTCAAACATCGAATACTTACATCCGTTCTGTCGAAAAAGAAACAGAGTGCGTAGTGTTTCCGTACATCAACAAGGGAACGAATTACGCTTCTAAAATCCGCAGCATTTCGGAGAAGGGTTTTTCGTGCAGCGGTAGCCCACAATCTTTTTACAACATCGATAACGTGCAGCCCGATGGCGACCTAATCATCTGCGAAGGCGAGATGGATGTGGCATCGTTTGTCGAGGCCGGATGGACCAGCGTTGTGTCAGTGCCTAACGGCGCAGTGATGAAGGTTGTAGACAACGATATCGATCCAGAGGACGACAACAAGTTTCGATTTCTGTGGGACGCTAAGGACGAACTTGACCAAGCTGGGAAAATAATTATCGCAACAGATGCCGACAGCGCAGGTCAGGCCATGGCCGAAGAGATTGCTCGTCGCATAGGCAGGGACCGCTGCTGGAAAGTCGAATACCCAGAGGACTGCAAGGACGCAAACGATGTCCTGATGAAGCACGGCTCGAAAAAGTTGAACGACATCACGGCGTTCTGTAAGCCGTGGCCTGTTGCGGGTCTCTACGATGCCGCACACTTCTACGAAGAACTGGACGAGATTTACGAGAAGGGAATGGCGAAAGGTCTCGGGACCGGATACCCGAACCTTGATGAACTCTACAGCGTGGTAGAGGGGCAGCTTACCGTCGTCACTGGGCATCCATCGTGCGGCAAGTCGGAACTGATCGACCAGTTGATGGTGAACCTAGCCGTCAGGCACGATTGGAAGTTTGGCATCTGTTCGTTTGAGAACGAGCCACGACTGCACATAGCCAAGCTGATATCGAAGTATTTGGAGAAGCCGTTCTTTGATGGGCTGACGCCACGCATGACGAAGGGCGAGTTGGAGAAGGGCAAGCACTTTGTGCAGAAGCACTTCTCTTTCGTGTATCAGGCCGATGGATCGATGGCGACAGTCGATGGCATCATCGAAAGGCTGAAGGTTGCGGTGATGCGTAACGGCATCAAGGGCGCGATCATAGACCCATACAATTACATATCGAAGAACAGGGATATCCCAGAGACAGACTGGATATCAGACATGCTGACAAAGCTGCGGGTATTCGCTCAGTCGCATGGGATACATCTCTGGTTTGTGGCGCATCCAACGAAGATGATGCGTGACGCTGACGGCAATGTGCCGCCACCGAAAGGGTATGACATCTCTGGTTCTGCTGCATGGTTTGCCAAGGCCGATGTTGGCCTCACAGTGCATAGGCCGCAGCCGGAAGGCACAGAGAGTGAAGTTCACATATGGAAGTGTCGATTTTCATGGGTGGGACAACAGGGCAAGACAAGCCTGTTCTTTGATCCTGTAACGTCAACCTATTCTGATACAAGGGAAGACCCCTTTGAGGATTTGACGCCGCCAGAATACGACACGCCATTCTGACAGGATGATGATAGTAGTTGACATTGGAAAAGTTATATATAACTTTTGAGGTCACGATTGTATCGTGATTTCCTCCCAAGTACAAAACTGGGGTGGCCCTTCAAAAGGCCACCCCTTTTTTATTCGTCGAGGTGTATGTCGTGGTTGGGAACACTGAGGGGCCACGACATACTTTCACCGGCAGCCTCGTACCACCGTTCAACCACCCCTCAGATTTTCGGTTTGTTCCAGTGCATACGCAGAACGAACCCATTGGGTTGGAGGTCTGCTATATCACCATCGCGTGTGTTGCCGATAGTGTATTGTTCACTGTACCTGTCGAAGGTCATGTAAGTCACCATGCGCGGCATGGCACCGACTTCATGGCACTCTTTGATGTATGCCTCTTTGGCATCTTGAATGTTGAGATTGTCACTCATCTCTATCCCTCCGAACCATTTGCACGATGCCATAAAACAGCATGCCCATGCCAGTATACAAGATGCCGATACCAACCCAAAGATTGTTGCTTGGGTTTTCGGCATATCCTGCACCGGCAGTCGCTATCATCAGCCCTAAGAATACAACGAAGGACCAGAAGAACAGTTGCTTAATTGTAGCCATTATTTTCTTCCTCTTCCATTTCGTAGCCTAGTGTGAATTGAATGTTGTGATAATCGCAGTACCCGATCACTGAATACATTTGATCGCTTGGCGCACAATCTTCATCGATGATAACGCCCAGCTTTCCATTGTCATCGACAATGAAACGCAACCAGTAATCTGGGGATTTGTCTGCGGCCCACGCATACATCAGGGTGGTCATGCCCTCGCCTGATGTTGCGGTTACCTGCCCTGCTACTGAGGACAGGTAACTCAGCGTCCAGTCCTTATCCATCATCTTTGATCTCAGACAGGACAAACTTGCGGAACTCTGCTGGGTCCAAGTCACCATTAGCAAGTTCAGTGATAACAGTCACAAGGGTTGATGCCTTGAGGCCGTCAGCCAGATACTGATCCTGCACCTCGTCCTCGGTCACAAGAGGCACACCACCGCAGCGGAGATCAACCTCACGCTGGAACTCATCAAGAGTGAGCCAGTGATAGGGTGAGGCGTCGATGATGAAATCGTGCTTTTCCTGACCATTACGATGAACGTAGTGGGTTGCTTTGCGGATGCCCTCGTCATCTTCATAGTCGATGCAGGGCTTGTAGGTGAAGCCGAGATAGGCGAACTCTGGCGCGTTGTGGTGATTGATCATGATTTCCCTCTCTTGTATCCAACCGTTCTCACGGTCATAGATCGAATAGGTGCCGCTCGGTTTCCAAACGCCACCGTCCAACATGTCGGCAAACATCATTGCAAACTTCAGATGCTTGAACTGGCCAAGGATGAAGCCGTCTTTCAGAACCTCAAACCTTGCCCCTTCCATTGATGTACTAGGCATCGCTTACCCTTTCATAGTTGCGAAAGTCGTTAGGACGATCTTCATTTATCATAACATAGCCTTTGCCCTCCATCTCCTCTTGGATATGGATGTCGAGGTCACTCATCGATTTGCATTTGCCAACAGCATCAAGATAGGCCTCATTGAAGGCCCGACAGGTTTTGGCTTGTTCTTCAGTCATTACAAATCTCCCATTCTCCCAGAGGATGCTCTGTGCCGTTTAGCTTCTTGATTAGAAGCTGTTCGTTGTCATCAAGTTTTCGGGTGCAGGTCAGTCGTGTGACGCTCATCTCGTCTTGTTCAAGGTATTCTGTGACAGCATCAAACTGATCGACAACCCTGTGCCAAAGATCAGGGTTTTCAATTCGCATCTCTGGCATTGTGCGGAAAACATCGAGATAGTCTTCTCGCGCCTTGATCAAGTCCATCCGATCTTCTCGGCTCAAAAGTTTCTCAGTCATTTCATTCTCCCAAAAGTTACATAGAACTTTTGAGGGCGGCATAGCCGCCCCCAATCTTGATTAGATGTCGAACTGATCAAGGACATACTTCTTGACCCTGCGATCAAACAGAGCCTTGCAGTCGCCCAGATACTTGTGGAAGGCATGCACATTGTTTTGTGCATATTTCTTATCGCCCTCGGTGAAGTCCCAGACAGGCTGTGTCTCTGTGCTGCTGCCGTGAACCATGAGCCAGCCATCATCGCTGAAGGCCTTCTTCTGATGAATCCCAAAGGCCTTCACCTCAAACACCCTAGTGGTCTCGGTGACGCCGCGAACATCTTTGGGCTTGGCAGACAGAACAAAGCGCAAGCCCTTTGATGAATTGATGATGGGGATGCCCCGCTCATAGACAGTCTTTGCCCAAGCCTGAGACACGGTAACATGGTTGCGCACCCAGTAGTCGCTGCCGTCAGTGCTGACGCCAACCTCTTTATCCTCTGCATGCCGCTCACCCTTGATCCACAGATCAAACCGTGACCGTGGGAAGGCAAGGTCCAGAACAGTGCCAGCTGCTTTGCGGCTGTCCTTCTCATGCCGTGCCAGTGGGCGATAGGCCTCAACCTCACGACGGCCCAGCCGGATCTGCTGGATGGAACGCTGAAGGTTATGGACATACTCAAAGAAGGCATCAGAGGCATCACGATGGATGTCTATGAGGCTGTCATTGAAGGCGTCAGCATCACCAGACATGCGATACCTAGAGCCGCCCTTTAGCTGCCGGATGTAGGAATGGGGCGCACCCCATTCCTTCCTTGCCTTTTCGATCTGTTCTGCCGCGAAGGACAGGAACTTGTGCTGATCAGGTGTATACATATCAGTCTCCCATTTTCAGAATGGCAACCTCACCCCAAGGGGCTTTGTCGGAGCCAATGTCGGTTGATACCCAAAGCACCGGATAGTCCGGCTTGTCGGGGAAGTCGGTGATCTCCAAGTCAGTCAGGACCACCATGTTGTCACAAGGCAACTGATGCTCATCGACATAGTTGAAAGCCGGTGTGACGCGAGTGCCGCCCCTGCCGGACAGTCCAACCTTTTCGATGACCTCGCCTTGCTCATACCGCTTCACAGTCTGCACCTTGGTGTCGAAGGTGATGACCGTGACAGAGTTGGGCTTGTGTTCATCACTGATGGCGTTGATCTCACCAAGGAAGTGGGACCATTCATCATCAGTCACAGAGGCTGAACTGTCGCCAAGGATGATGATGTCACCGGCACCCATGCGGTCAACGCTGGGCAGATAGATGCCCTGATTGAACCATGCGTTCTTCTGGGGCCGACGCCATGTGTAGTCGTCAGGCTGGTCACCACCGATGAAACGATGCAGAACATCACGCCAGTCAACCTGTGAGCGGCGCATGACCTGCACAAGCTGATCGATGGCAGCAGGAAGGTTGCCGCGAGACTTGGCAGCATCAGCGGCCATGATGACCTTGATGTCCATCTCAGCCTCAACCTGTTGGGTCTCAGCCTCGGACATCTCGCTGCCGTCCTCACCCTGCATGGGTATGACCTCACCCCATGCTGGGCCATCTTCTGGCACATCATCGTCAGGCATCTCGGCGTAAATCTTCTCAGCAGCCCAGCCCTTGAACTTGTTCCACTCAGGCTTGCTGGTGCTGAACAGGCCTTGCTCAGGGATAGAGAAGCCACTGTCGATCAGGATATCGTTGATGGCGATATCGGTGCAGACGTTCCACTTTTTGTGGACGCGCTTGCCCATACGCAGCATGTGCTTGAAGACAACGTGCAGCACCTCATGCGCGATCACGCCCATGACATGGTCCTTGTCCAAGCTGTCAACGAAGGCACGGTTCCAGAGAATGGACCGGCCATCTGTCGCCATAGTCGGAACCTTGTCAGTCTCGACAAAGTTGAGACCGGCAGCACATGAGCCGAAGAATGGATGCCGCAGCATCAGTTGCGTCTTGGCCTGTGCAACCTTGAGATTTGCATCAGTCATATCGTACTCCCAAAAAGTTAGATGGAACTTTTGAGGGGCGGCGAACCGCCCCCCATAGATTAGGCTGCAAACAGATCAGCCCCACCGTTGATGATCCACTGCCGGACAGCCTCAGATTTCTTGATCTCAGGGTCACGAGTGACAGCGTCCTTGATGCAGAAGCCAGCGAACTCTTGCTGATCAAGCCGCTTGAGATAGCGGACGATGTTGCCAGCGTTGCCCTGCGTCATGCGATAGGCAAGGCCGGATGACATGGCATAGAGAACCATTGCATCCTGCGGCACCTCGGCACCGTCAGGGTTGCTGATGATGCCGTCTAGGTCAGGCATGTTGGCTTTCATCTTGCGGAAGCCGGTGAAGTCAGCCGTCGCAGGACGGCCAACCGTACCAGCGATAGCCTCGGCCTCTGCGACAGGCGACAGGCCCCATGACAGGATGGTGCTGACGCGATCCCATGAACGGAAAGATGGGTTGGCGTTGGCGTCACGATCAAACTTGACGGCGAACTCAGGCCGTGCGCGGAGATATGCGGTAACGTCCTCATGCACACCGTTGGCCACCATGTAGGCAATAGCGTCCTCAACGTCAGGGTCAATCTCCAAGAACATCAGGCAGTCCTTGAGATGCGACGGCATGTTGTTGGTGCCAGCCCGATCAGACATGCGGTTGCCAGCGGCGCAGATCACGACATTGTGCGGCAACTCAAACTCACCGACGCGCCATTCGTTGATAAGCTGACGCCCAACATTCATGTTGGCGACAGGTGCCTGTGGCAACTCATCCAAGAAGAGGACAACCACCTCATAGCTGGCGGCCATCTCGTGTATGCGGCGAAGCCAGAATGGCATCACACGGTGAGCCTCACCGTCGATCAGCGCGATAATGCCGTTCACCTCGGCGGCATCCATCGATGCCAGCGAAAGGATGTACAGGCCCCAGTCACGCTCTGTCGTGATCTGTTGCACCATAGATGTCTTGCCGATACCCATAGTGGCCTCGGCATAAGGTATGGTCCGGTCAGCATCACGGCTTTCGCGGTTGGCGATCTGGCTGTCGAATGAAGCCTCGAAAATAGTCTTAGCAAGTGAAAGTTTCATAACGAAACGTCTCCCAAAAGGTTGATTGATGAAGGTTGAAGGTTGAAAAAGTTAGATGGAACTTTTCTTGATGATGAAGTCAGGGTCATCAGTCTTGAAAATCCAACGCTGATCATGGCTGCCCCGATCTGTGGGGCGCAGGGACATGACCAGCCACGATGGCTGCCCTTTGCACATGCCATCGCCTGTCAGACGCCAGCGGGTGCCGTGTTGATGGCAGCGGTTCTTGCCGTGGCGTGACTTGCCGATCAGCGTGACGAACTCATGCCCGATAAGTTTTTTCATGGTCAGTCTCCCAAAAGAAAAGGGGGCCGAAGCCCCCATGATTATGCGGCGTCGATGGCATCCATGACAGCGTCGACGACCTCGTTTTCTTCAGCAACCTTGGCCGCTTCCTCGGCTGCTGCCTTGTCGGCGGCGATACGCGCCGCCTTGTACTGGCGATATTCGTTGTCGAAATCGGCCCAGTCTGCCTCGTCAAACTTGCTGGCGTTGAAGCCGCCATCATGGTTGCGCTTGCCGAATAGACGCTGGGCCAGTGCTTCCATTTCACCGACATGCTTGCCCTGTTTCACATGCGCTGCCAGCTTGGCCTCGGATGTGATGCCAGCGTCAGAGAAGGCAGCCTTCACGCCATCAGCCGTCAGGTTGGATGCGTTCTTATCCCACCCAAAGGCGACGATGGCCTTGATGGTGTTTTCATACCGCTTTTTCACGACGGCATCTTCAAAAGCGGCGTCTTTTCTCAGGGCGTCTTTGAAGTTGTCAATGGCAAGTTTGCCGCCAACCATCTTGCCCTTTTTGATTTCGCCAACACCTTCTACATCTTTGGTGGTGACGCGAACACCCACCGACACAGCGGCAGGGATAAGCTGGGCGTATTGCTCGACGACAAGGCCGTTGATGGCTTGAGTGTCAGCCTTTTTGTTGCCTTGAAGCGTGACAACCTGACCTTGCAGGTCATGGACGGTTTCAAGAATGTTGTTGTCAGCGAATGGATCGACGTAAGTGTTTTTTGTAGGCATATCAGGTCTCCCGAAAAGGTGTGTGTTTCGCCCATGCTTGGGCCAAGGCCGCACCATGCGGCTCATCAGTGCGCCAGCAACAGGCGCAGACACAGGGGCCGAAGCCCCCAGTGTTATGCGTCAGGCATCTTCAACTCTAAAATTTCAACGCCCTGTTCCTCGGCAATTTCCCTGACGATCTGGGTCTTGCCACAGGACATGTCAGGCTTGGGCATATATGGCAGCGTCTTGTAGCCATGGTCAGCGGCAATTATACGATGCATCCGCTCGTGTGTTTCCAGCACATCATCGTGCTTCCACAGTGATTTCAGCTGGCAACGTCCATAGTGAGTGCCGATATGGACAGTCACCATTTTGCCCTCATAGTTTTCGATCATGTAGGCGACCATGCAGTCGGGCTGGGTGCAGAATGTCCAGCCGTCGCAGCGCAGCATGAAGCGCGGGTTGCCGTTGACGCTGTTATCCATGCGCTTGACGATTTCCAGAATGCCGGTGTGGCTTGTGACGTTTTTCATGTTGGCAATCTCCTATTGACCAGATTGAAAGTAGTAACCGGAAGCGTTCGACACGATGGCGTCATAGCGGTCAGAGGCGGCTTGCACCTCTGAGACATCGACCATGTAGGATTTGACCGTCACCTTGTCGGCGAGGTAGCCGCAGTGGCGTTCACGCAGTGCCTTAGCAACGTCGGTTGCGCGGGCCAGTGAGCAGGTGACCTCGATCAAGTCGCAGTCAGCGAAAATGTAGAATTGCTCTTTCATGTTACACCTCCAAGGTTGGTTGGTTGAAAAGGGTCAAATGAATAGGGGCAGGGCGACAGTGCCGCCCAGCCCTAGATTTTTTTTGGAACCTCTCCGCAGGAACGGCATCGTGCCGCCGCCCTGCCAGACTTACGCCCCCGCCTACAAGCGCGGCCAGCCGGAGCCAGCCGCATCAGCGCATTGGGTGCTGCCCCGCGAAGCGGCGTAGTCCGAGCCTTCAGCCTCGCGGGTGGGAGAGGTGACACCGCCCCGCCACTCAGTGGGGTAGGTGAGCCATGCATTTCACAGACATAGAGTTTTGGCGTACAGGGCCTGTAAGGGTGTTTATATACTAGTAAACGATTGAGACAACCCTTTTATTGCCATCTATGAACATTTTTTTTCATTTATTTTCATATATGGTCTGTAACGTAGGCTGGAAGCTAAAAACGCCTCTAGCACTTTTTTGGTAGTAAACCACCGGAAAACACCTGAAGGCGCTGTACGGGCCTCCTAGAGCGATTGAGGGCATATTGAGATTTTGGGGTGCGGGTAGGTTACCGGTAACTTTTCAGACGGTGCCGGATAGTCTAGGGTGACCGACAGGTAAAACCGCGAAAGCACCCGCAGGGGCAAACTGGTAGGGGTAAGGTAATGGGAAAGAATACAGGCAAGGGCAAGGGTGGCCATCTCAGGGTAGTGGGGAAGGTAGACAAGCTGACATCCAAGCAAGAGGCATTCGCCATGCAGGTGGCCAAGGGTGCAATGCTCAGTGAGGCGTATAGAGACTGCTATTCAGCCGACAGCATGCGAGACAGCACCATATGGTCAGAGGCATGCAAGCTGGCACAGAACCCCAAGGTTGCCACAAGGATTAAGGCCATACAGGCTGATATGGAGGCCAGTCAGCGCACGAGGGACCAAAGGTTGAGAGAACATGTTTTGAAACGGCTGATGGAAGAGGCCGACAATGCGGAGACTGATGGCGCTAGGGTCAGAAGTCTTGAGCTATTAGGCAAAACGGTTTCGATGTTCACCGACAGGATTGAACAGGCCGACGATGCGGAGCGGTCAGCATCCGATATCGAAGCGGACCTGCGCAAGCGGTTGGACCGGCTGCTCGGCGACGGCTGATGGCCTGACCCCCACCCGCCCCCATCCCCCCGTGACACTACGCGGCACTGCGGTCGTATATACATGAACATCTACTCATCCAATCCCCCTATCTGCTGAATAGCTATAAAGCCTCTACAGCGTCCTTAGAGTGTTTTTGGGTATACCCCACCCCTTTGATGTTAGAAGGGTGCCACAAGGCTCTTAAAACGCGGTTAAACGGTATTCTATGTGGCTAGGAATCCTAGGGGGGTGGGTATTACAGAAAAAATTTTTAAAAAGTTCCCTGTAACTTACTCATCCTCTGCATAGAGGTTATTGAAGATCTGAGTTGTGTCTAAGGTGTAGTCCAGATCTGACTTTGAGTAGTGGATATGCTGTGATGGTAGGAAGTCTGGTGCGCCTTCACCTGTTTCAAACCACGCTGGGTGTGTGACTCTCACGCGGTTGTTGGGAAGTGCTATGATGTTTCCTGTCCATTCTCCTGCGTCTAGAAGCTCCATGACGTGGCTCTGCTTGTGCTGTGCGGGGTCATCTGCAATCTCACTGTCAGTGTAGTCCACTGTGAATAGATACTTTGCGGGATAGAACTCACTATCCACTTTTGCCAACCACGGACAAGGTGTTGCCCGGTTCAGTGTGTAGACGGAGTGGGTATGTGACATGCAATCCCATGGCTGGGCGTAGTGGACCGGCATCGGTTCTGGCCAATCCTCAAAGGCTGTATCCCCCACTAAAGCCGTGATGGGCATTCTGGCCCACATGGCCCCACCATGCACATTCGGCTCGTCTTCATCGTCCGATTCACATCCTGTGAATATCACCTGAAAACTCAAACACCGATTAGGCATTGTAGTCACTGCAATACACATCGCATGCAGAAACTCACCATGATACCTCATGTGATTACATGTGTACTCACGTCTAACCCAGCATTTGAAATGATTTATGTTACTCTGTAAGAAAGGCATATCTATCTCCCAAGCCTCTTAATTAATACATTATAATACATTAGTCATATCTATTAAAATATATATATATTATAATATAAGGGCTTTAACTGTCAGAAAGGAAAAATGATGTTAAAAGCATTTATGAAGGCTTTCTTTCCTAGTTTGGTTCAAGACGAACCTGAAAGGGCTAGGGATGAGAAAGGGAGACTTGTGGGAGACGATAAGAAAACACCTAGCTTCAATGAAGCATGGGTTGGTGGAAAAGCCCCCCCAAAAAAACGTGGACGACCTAAGAGGGTCGTTGAGGCCAGTGCCACTCTTACCCCACCCAAGAGAAAGAGAGGCCGTCCCAAAAAAGTGGATGCTATATAAGGGGATGGTTAAATAGGGAGACTGGGTTTATAGTTTCGGGGGATGTCAGTCTCCCTGCATCCCCGGCGGGTGTAGCGTTCCTTTCCGCTCCCCGCCGTCATTATTTTGGAGGCCGTGAATGAACGATCTTGCTTTGATAAAAGCAAAGATAAACACCCTTCCTGTAGAAGATCAGAAAGAGATGCTCGACCTGATTGTCGAGTTGGAAGAAGCAAAAGATCGCGAAGAGTCGCGTGTTGATTTCCTGACATTCGTGAGAAAGATGTGGCCTGCTTTTATTGGTGGTCGGCACCATGAGATCATGGCAGATGCCTTTGAGCGTGTGGCAAACGGTGAACTGAAACGCCTGATTATCAACATGCCACCCCGACACACCAAGTCGGAGTTCGCCTCATACCTGTTTCCGGCATGGTTTCTTGGCAGATACCCAGAGAAGAAGATCATTCAGACGGCACATACTGCCGAACTGGCAGTTGGTTTTGGCCGTAAGGTGAGGAACCTGATAGGTCAGGACGACTTCCAAAGCGTTTTCCCCGGCATCGAACTGTCTTCTGACTCCAAAGCAGCGGGAAGATGGAACACAAACAAGCGTGGTGACTACTTCGCTATCGGTGTTGGCGGTGCTGTTACGGGTAAAGGCGCGGATGTTCTGATTATTGATGATCCGCACTCGGAGCAAGAGGCCGCATTAGGCGCTTACAACGCGGAAGTCTACGAGAAAACCTACGAATGGTACACATCTGGCCCCCGACAGCGACTTCAGCCGGGGGGAGCCATCATCATTGTGATGACAAGGTGGTCCACAAGGGACTTGACAGGCAAAATCATCAAGTCTGTCACCCAAAAAGAGGGCGTTGACGAGTGGGAAGTCATAGAACTCCCCGCAATCATGCCGTCTGGCCAGCCTTTGTGGCCTGAATTTTGGCCGATTGACCAGCTTGAGTCCCTAAAAGCTGAACTTCCTGTCTCAAAGTGGTCTGCTCAGTACCAACAGAACCCAACTTCGGAAGAAGGTGCGCTGATAAAGCGAGAATGGTGGCAGGATTGGGACAGGCCGAACCCGCCGCCATGTGAAGCCATCATTCAAAGCTGGGATACCGCGTTCTTGAAGACTCAAAGGGCTGACTACAGCGCCTGTACAACGTGGGGAGTCTTTTATCACCCCGATGAGAACGGGGATTCGCAGCCAAATCTGATATTGCTGGACGCATACAAAGAAAAGCTGGAGTTTCCTGATCTCAAAAGGGCGGCATACGAAAAATACTGGGAATACGAGCCGGATCAGATGATTGTCGAGGCGAAAGCAGCGGGATCTCCACTGATCTTTGAGCTTCGCGCTATGGGTATTCCGGTCACGGAGTTTACACCTTCGCGAGGTCAGGATAAGATAGCCCGTGTAAATGCGGTCAGTGACTTATTCGCTAGTGGTGTTATATGGTGTCCAGCGACTCGTTGGGCTGATGAGGTTATCGAAGAGTGCGCCTCATTTCCATCTGGAGATCATGATGATTTGGTTGACTCCACCACTCAGGCACTGTTGAGATTCCGTCAAGGAGGCTGGATCAGAACGACCATGGATGAATGGGATGATGAGCCGACCTACAGAAGGCCGGTTGATTATTATTAAGGGGATTTGAAATGGCAGTCGAAAAGCAAATGACACCATCCGATGTCGAGGCTGAGGGTACAGAGGCTGTCGAGGTTGAGATTGTTAACCCCGAAGCGGTCTCCATATCCGACAGTGACGGCGCGATGGTCATAGACTTCTCCGGAGACATGGTCGATGAGATCATGGGACCAGAGCATGATGCCAATCTCGCCGAATACATGGATGACGCAGATCTTGAGTCTCTTGCATCCGAATTGGTTACAGACTTTGAAAGCGACAAGCAATCTCGCCGTGATTGGGCAAGAAGCTACACACGCGGACTTGATCTCCTTGGAATGAAAATTGAAGAGCGCACCCAGCCTTGGCAAGGTGCTGCTGGCGTGTTTCACCCCCTTCTCACAGAAGCTGTTGTTCGTTTCCAAGCTCAAGCAATGGGAGAGCTATTCCCCGCCTCTGGTCCTGTACGCACCAAGATCGTAGGCCGCAAAGACGCGGACAAGGCAGAGCAGGCGCAGCGTGTCGAAGAGGAGATGAACTATCTCCTGACAGAGAAGATGACAGAGTACAGGGATGAGACAGAGCAGATGCTCTTCCGCCTTCCTCTGGCTGGTTCTGCTTTCAAAAAGGTTTACTATGATCCGCTGATGGAGCGCCCCGCTGCCATGTTTGTTCCGGCAGAGGACTTCGTTGTCTCTTATGGCGCATCTGATCTCGCCACATGCCCCCGATACACTCATGTGATGAAGAAGAACGCGAATGAGATTGTTGAGCTTCAGGTCAACGGTTTCTATCGGGATGTAGAATTGCCAGACCCAGAGCCAGACTATTCTGACATTCAAGAGAAGTATGATGAGATCGAAGGCGAAAGCGCAGTTATAGAAGATGATGACCGCTACACAATCCTTGAGGCACATGTCGATCTGAACATGCCTGAGCCGTTTGATGATCCAGATGGCATCGCTCGTCCGTATGTTGTTACACTAGACAAATCTTCAAAGATCGTCCTGTCAGTGAGAAGGAACTGGTATGAGGGAGATCCTAAGAAACGTAAGAGACAACACTTCGTACATTATCGGTACTTACCGGGCCTCGGGTTTTATGGAACGGGCCTTATTCATCTTATTGGCGGTCTTGCTAAGAGCGCCACTTCTATTCTTCGTCAGCTTATTGATGCTGGCACTCTATCAAATCTCCCAGCTGGCCTCAAAGCTAGGGGTCTTCGCATTAAGGGTGATGATTCTCCTCTCATGCCGGGTGAGTTCCGCGATGTGGACGTACCGGGTGGTGCAATTCGGGATTCTATTGCATTCCTTCCTTACAAGGAGCCGTCATCGGTACTCTATCAACTTCTTGGAAACATCGTCGAAGAGGGGCGCAGGGTTGGCTCCGTTGCGGATGTACAAGTTGGAAACCTCAATCCACAAGCGCCAGTAGGCACAACTCTCGCTTTGATGGAGCGCAGCATGAAAGTGATGTCTGGTGTTCAGGCCAGACTGCATGCCGCCCTCAAACGAGAGCTTGGTTTGCTGGCCATAGTCATCAAGGACTACATGCCTTCAGAGTATGCCTACGAAATGGATGGTGAGTTTGACCGCCGCAAAGACTTTGATGACCGTGTTGATGTTGTTCCGGTATCTGATCCAAACGCGGCAACCATGTCACAGCGCGTGGTTCAGTATCAGGCGGCACTTCAGTTGGCGCAGCAGGCACCAAACCTGTACGACATGGGCAAGCTGCACAGGCAGATGCTAGAGGTTCTGGGCATCAAGGATGCTGACGAGATTATCAAGCTGCCTGATGACATCAAGCCAGCAGATCCGGTCACAGAGAACATGGCCATCCTCAAGCAGGAGCCGGTCAAGGCGTTTAAGTATCAAGACCATGAGGCCCACATTCAGGTTCACTTGGCTGCGGCGCAAGATCCAAAGCTGCAAGAGATCATCGGGCAAAGCCCATTCGCTGGGGCGATCCAAGCTGCTATGGCGGCTCATGTTACAGAGCATGTGGCGTTCCAGTATCGTAAAGAGATTGAGAAGAATCTCGGTGTGGGCATGCCAGATGAAGATAAGCCTCTGCCGGAAGACATTGAGATTGAGGTCTCTCGCCTTGCATCTGAGGCGGCTGCAAAGCTGTTGAAGAAGGATCAGGCAGAGATGGCGCAAGAAGAGGCTATGAAAAAACAGCAAGATCCGCTCACACAAATCCAGCAGCGTGAACTGGCGCTGAAGGAAGCGGAGTTTGAGCATAAGAAGCAACTTGATATTGCTAAATTGCAGTCAGACGCTCAGGCCAAGGCTGCGAATGTTGAGGTGCAGAAAGATCGTATCGAGTCTGAAGAGAAGCGCGAGGGCGCAAGGCTCGGTGTTCAAATCGCCCAAGACGCAGAGAATATCCGTCGAGAGGACATTAGGGACGGGATAGAGCTTGGGCGTGAAATAGCAAGGGAGATAGTGGAACAAAATGAATGAACTTGAAGCAGTAAGGCAAAAGATCAGGGAGTACATGAATCACATCGCAGACCACATGGCTGGCGGGGGTTGCGAGGACTACGAGTCCTACATGCGTCTTGTTGGCAAGGTAGAAGCACTTGCTTTAGTGGAGAGAGATGTATTAGATTTGGAAAAATTGCTCCAAGAGGATTAATTCGGGTAACACCGCAAGGTACTGTGAACCTCAATCACTGCAAGGAAGACAGATGTATTCTGCAACAAAAGAAGTCGATCAGAAGGTCGCAACTAAAATACCAGAGCCTACGGGCTACAAACTCTTGATAAAGCCTTTAGAGGTTAAAGAGAAAACGGATAGCGGCGTTTTTATGCCGGATTCCCTCAAATCAGCAGAACAAACAGCTTCAGTCATTGGCTTTGTGGTCAAGGCTGGACCTGATGCGTATATGGACAGAGACAAGTTTCCTAATGGCCCTTATTGCAAAGAAGGGGACTTTGTCATCTTCAGATCGTATTCAGGTACACGTTTCAAGATTGATAAGCAGGAATTTCGTTTGATCAACGACGACACAGTAGAGGCTGTTGTCGAAGACCCAAGAGGATACACAAGAGCATGAGTACGAACCCAGCAGAAAAGTTTGATGACCTGCCTCAAGAGAACGAGGTAGAAACCGTTGATACTGGAGAGTTTGAAATCGATATCGTCGATGACACTCCGGAACAAGATCGCAATCGCTCTAAGAAAGAGGCTGAAAAAGAGCCAGAGGTGAGCGAGGATGACGAGATCTCCAACTATGGAGAGAATGTTCAAAAGCGCATCAAACAGATCAAGTATGAGTATCACGAAGAGCGTAGGGCAAAAGAAGAGGCCCAGCGTGTTCGTGAAGAGGCCATTGCCTACGCTCAGAAGGTTCAAGAAGAAAACAAAAAGTTGCGGAAAACCCTAGAAGATGGGGAGTCCACTCTTGTTGAGCAGGCGAAGGGCCGCGTTGAAGCTCAGATTAACACTGCAAAAGCAGCCTACAAAGAAGCCTATGAAACAGGTGATCCTGACAAGCTGATCGAAGCTCAGGAAAAATTGACCGCCCTACAGAACGAAAAATTCAAGGTGGAGTCTTACAAGCCAGCCAAAAGGGAACAGGAGACCCCGGTCCCCCAAGCGCAACCAGTACAGCAGCCAAAATATGAGGTTGATGACCGCACGAAACAGTGGGCGGCACAGAACGAATGGTTTGGTAAAGACGAAGAAATGACTGGATTTGCTTTCGGTGTTCATGAAAAACTAAAAAAGAATGGTATTGATCCAGCAAACCCACAAAGGGTAGAAGAGTATTATAGCGCAGTCGATGAGGCTATGCGCAAAAGGTTTCCAGACAAGTTTGACGAGGTAGAAATTGAGGAAGCACCGCCCCGTCAGACTGGTAACGTGGTTGCCCCCGCTAATAGGAGTGCAAAAAAACCACGCAGAGTGCAACTAACCTCGACTCAAGTCTCCCTCGCCAAGAGGCTTGGTTTAACACCAGAGCAATACGCGGCGCAACTTATGAAGGAGGCATCTAATGTCTAACCGTACACCTCGCTCAAACGAGTCAAGAGACAAGCAAGAGCGCAAGAAAACGTGGCAAAGGCCGACAATGTTGCCTGATCCAGAGCCTCGTGAGGGCGTTGAGTACCGCTGGGTACGCACATCTCTCATGGGTGATGCAGACAACAAAAATGTGTCGTCTAAGTTCCGCAATGGGTGGACACCGGCTAAGGCAGAAGATCATCCGGAGTTACAAGTTATACCCGATCACGATTCTCGTTTTGAGGGTAATGTTGAGGTTGGGGGTTTGCTCCTCTGCGAAAACTCCACAGAATACGTTGATTCACGAACTGATGCGCACCAACAGATGAACCAAGATCAACAGGATGCTGTTGATAATAGTTATCTCCGTCAGTCTGATCCACGCATGCCCGTTCTGAACCCAGAGCGCACGACTAAAACTTCGTTTGGTAAGTAACCCTTACGGGGCGCTTACCATTGTAAATGGCTTGATTAGAAGGAGAGACACATGTCTTCAGTAGCCGCTCCCTTCGGTCTGCGCCCGATTGGTCGTCTTGATAACGGCTCTCTTGAGGTTTTCCGTCAGTACCCGATTGCTTCGGGTTATGGCACAGCAATTGCCACAGGGGATGTTGTTCAACTGGTTGACGGTGGAACCGCAACCACAATCGAAAAGCAGTCCGCCACTGGCGATGATTCGACTGAAATCGATATCGTCGGTATCTTCCTTGGTTGTTCGTACACAGATCCGAACACCAATCAAAAGACGTTCAGCCAGCTATATCCGGCAAGCACTGCTGCTTCCGATATCATGGCGTATGTTGTTGATGATCCGAGTGTTCTGTTCACCATTCAAGCAGATGGTGCGCCGACTAACACTGGTGATATCTATGGCAAGAACACTCTTCTCGTCCAAACTGCTCCCAACACCTCGCTGAAAGTCAGCCGCGTTGCGTTGGACATTTCTGAAATCAGCACAGATGCTCAGAATCCAATTCGGATTATTGATTATCTGGGCGGTGATCAGGGTGACGAAAAGGGTACGTCTTTCCCGATTCTGGTGTGTAAGTTCAATTACCATCAGCATTCATCAACCACTGGCTCGTCATAAGGAGTAGAAAATGGCTATTACACGCGCACAACTCCTGAAGGAGCTACTCCCCGGTCTTAACGCACTGTTTGGTCTTGAGTACGAAAAGTACGAAAACGAACATGCCGAGATCTACGAAACGGAGAACTCAGAGCGTAGCTTTGAGGAAGAGGTAAAATTATCTGGTTTCGCCGCAGCGCCGGTTAAGCCAGAGGGTTCTGCCATTACCTTCGATTCCGCACAGGAATCGTTCACTGCTCGTTACAACCACGAAACGGTTGCGATGGGATTCTCGGTGACCGAAGAAGCTATGGAAGACAACCTCTACGACGCTCTTTCGGCTCGTTACACCAAGGCTCTTGCACGGGCCATGGCTTACACCAAGCAGGTCAAGGCTGCGGCCCTGTTAAACAATGGTTTCACCACGTTCCAATCTGGAGATGGTGTCACCCTGTTTAATGCGTCTCACCCGACAGTGGCTGGTGGAACTAACGCAAACCGTCCGTCAACAGATGTTGATCTGAACGAGACATCACTGGAAGACGCAGTAATCAAGATCGCAGCTTATGTAGATGAGCGTGGCCTTCTGATTGCAGCGCGTCCTCGTAAGCTGATTGTCCCGCCAGCGTTGATGTTTGTGGCAACTCGCATACTGGAAACAGATCTTCGCACTGGCACTGCCGATAACGATCTGAACGCGATCCGTAACAACGGGTCGATTCCAGAGGGGTATCGTGTCAATCACTATTTGACAGATACCGATGCGTTCTTCCTGACAACCGACGTTCCTAACGGAATGAAGCACTTTGTCAGGACGCCTATGGCAACCTCTATGGACGGCGACTTTGACACCGGCAATGTACGGTACAAGGCTCGTGAGCGTTACAGCTTCGGTGTCTCCGATCCGCTTGGAATGTACGGTTCTCGCGGAGGCTGATTCAGTCTTCGTGAAGTTACCTGTAACTTTCTATGCAAGAAAAATAAGAAGGGCGGTTTCACACCGCCCTTTTTTGTGTATAGTAATTAGGAACCTTGACAGCATTTAGCTGACACTGGCCAAGACAAGGAGTTCCTCATGGCTAATACGACCTTTTCAGGTCCGGTACGTTCTCGCCGTGGTTTTGTAACCGCAGGACCGGACTCGGTAATTGATATTACCGCAGAGACAACCCTCACCTTTGCAGATCATGCTGGGCGACTGATTACCGTCAACGATGCTGACGGTGCCATCACTCTTCCAACCATTGCTTCAGGCTCCAAGGGGGCTAGTGCTGGCGATGATGATCCGACAGTGAACAACCATTTTGGTGCAGTTTATCGTTTCTACATCGAAACTGACTGCTCTGACTGTGACATCAAGACAGATGGAACAGATAAGTTTGTCGGGTCTCTAGAGGTAATGGGCGACAGCAACGCTTCCTCTACCTTTGTGCCGGGCGCAACCAACGACGTAATTTCGATGAATGGAACCACAACTGGTGGGGACAAGGGATCTTACGTTGAAGTTACGGCTGTAAAAGACAACGTGTATCTTGTGCAAGGCGTTCTTGTAGGATCGGGCAGCGCGGCAACACCTTTCGCTGACAGCTAAAATAGGAGGCTGTAATGGCGATGTCTGATGTATTCGCGGTAACCAAGACAGCGGACGCTACGGTGTACGATGGCAGGGTTCGTGTGCGTCAGATCTCAGTAAAGACAGCCGGTTCAGGCAGCCCTCAAGTCGTTCTCAAAGACGGGGGTTCCAGCGGGACGACAAAGTTAGATGTTGCCTTTGGCACATCTAGCACCTTCTCGGTGAATATTCCTGATAACGGAATATTGTTTGAATCTGATGTTTATCTGGATCTGACTAACTGCTCTAGCGTGACGGTGTTTCTCTCGTAGGGGTTATCATGGCAGAGCGTAAGGCCAAGATGCCCCCTAGAAACAAGAAGAACTTCCGTCCCACAAAGTCAGGCGCTGGCATGACAAAGGCTGGCGTTGCGGCTTACAGGCGCAAGAACCCCGGTAGCAAGCTGAAAACAGCGGTTACAGGCAAGGTAAAACCCGGAAGTGCAGCAGCGAAGCGCAGGAAGTCTTTCTGCGCCCGTTCTGCTGGGCAAATGAAAAAGTTCCCGAAGGCTGCAAAGAATCCAAACAGCAGGCTTCGTCAGGCTAGAAAGAGATGGAAATGCTGAATACTAACTTCATAGCCGGAACACTATTTGTTTCTGTTGTCGGCATGTGTGCCACAGGGGTCACATGGATATCATCTACACTGATTGGTGTTGATAAGAGCGTGGCTGTCATGGCTGTAAAGATCGATGACAACAGTCAGAAGATCGATGAGCTACACGATATGCTGAAACCAATGTGGGAAGAGTTCACAGGAAGGAGCTATGATGACAATCTCGCGGGCTTCCATGCAGCAACAGTTAAAGGGGAATAAGATGAAGAAGAAAGGCAAAGGCCCAGCTAGGCCAAAGTCAATAAGAGAGTCTTTAAAGGATGCGTATCAAAGCAATCTAAAGGAAGAGAATTTTCTGGCCCCTGAAAGGTTTGATCCTAAAAGTGGCATTCCAGTTAAGGGCAGTAAGGTTCGCAAGAAAAGAGCCTACAACAGGACTATAAAAGAAAACCCAAAGGCTGTTGCAAGAGTTAACAAGCGGGCGCAGCAAAACAAAAATGTTGGCGGTTTCCTAGAGACATTCTCTCCGGCTTACAGCATTGCTAAGGGCAAAGGGCCGATATCGGAAATGGCCTCAAAGATCCCCGGTTTGGGTCTTGCGGGCATGGTTGGTAAGTTGGCCAAGAAGCAGAGAAAGAAGGCCGGATCAGACGCAATGAAGGCAGAGGGCATGGCCGGAGCCGACAGGATGTCTGGTGGCGGCAAGGTGGTGAAGTCAAAGCGCACACGCTCTATTGACGGCATTGCCACAAGAGGAAAGACCCGTGGCTCCCAGCGGTAAGCGCAACTACAGGTCTGAGTATAAGAACTACCAGTCCGCCACGAGTCAGAAGAAGGCTAGGGCTGGAAGAAATACGGCAAGGCGGAAGATGACGGCTGCCGGTAAAGTAAGAAAGGGTGACGGCAAGGATGTCGCCCATAGGAACGGAAACCCTAGGGACAACAGGAAGTCTAATCTGAAGGTTGTCTCTGCTTCTAAGAACAGGTCTTTTAAGCGGACAAGAACCGCAGGTAAGACAAACAGAAGAGCATAGGAGGTTCTGATGAGGGCAGCAAAGATGCTCTGTAAAAAGAAAAAGCCTATAGCCATGAACCATGGCGGCATTGCGAAGAAAAAAGTAGATGGTGTGGTGAAGGGGCTAAAGAAGGCCTCAAAGCTACATGCCAAACAAGCAAAAACTTTGAAGACATTGAAGTTTAGTAAGGGTGGCAAAACAAAGTCGAGGGTAAATGAGGCTGGCAACTACACCAAACCGGGCCTGCGTAAGCGGATCTTTAACAGGATCAAGGCTGGCGGAAAGGGCGGCGCTCCGGGTCAGTGGTCAGCGAGAAAGGCGCAAATGATGGCGTCTGCCTATAAAAAGGCAGGGGGAGGATACAAGGATTAGATATGAAGCATGCCTTTCTTCTCTTCGTTTTCTTGGGCGTTGGGGAGAATAAGCAGCTTGTTAGCAATGATATGTATTTTGCGAATGTAAACGACTGTGTTTATTTCGCACAAAAGCTACACAAACAGGGAGAGAGAATAACTTCGTATTGTCTGCCGAAGTTGGTGGATGAGGATATAAGGCTTTACTGATGGATCCAGTATCTGCAATGGCAACCGCATCTGCGGCTTTTTCAGCCCTCAAGAAGGGCTTTGCTATTGGTCGCGATATTGAGTCCATGGCAAGCGATCTATCAAGGTGGATGGGTGCGCTTTCCGACCTAGATCAGGCCGAAAAAGAGGCCAAAAACCCCCCTATATTTAAGAAGCTGTTTGCCGGGAAGAGTGTAGAGCAAGAGGCCGTAGAGGCCTTTGCCGCTAAGAAAAAGGCACAACAGCAGCGTTATGAGCTACAGCAATGGATTAGCCTTACCATGGGCAAATCCAAGTGGGATGAGCTTGTGCGCATGGAGGGGTCAATCCGAAAAAGACGCCAAGAAACTCTTTACAGGCAAAGAGAGCGGAGGCGAAAGTTTGTAGAGATTGTGGCTTGGACCGTGATGATAGGCGTTGGTCTAGCGGTTTTGACGGGCTTCGTATTGTTGTTAAAGTCTCATACCGCACGTGCAGATCAAATGGTTACATGCCGCAAAGTAAAGTGTGAGAAGCTAGACAATAGACGGTTAGTCTGCGTATTTAGAGGGGCCAACAACACTATTGAGTCGCAGTTTTTTGAGTATCTGGATTTTGTGCCTAACGAGTATCAGTGCAAATATGATCCAAATGCGAAAAAAGATGTTACTATACAGGAGACTCTAAAAGAAATACGGAAGTCGAGGGACTGATGCCTCTAAAGAAATCACAGAGAAGTCTAAAGTCTTGGACGAAACAGAAGTGGAGGACAAAGAGTGGGAAGCCGTCCACACAGGGTCCGAAAGCTACCGGGGAAAGATATCTACCGGCTAGTGCCATCAAGTCACTTTCGTCGAAGGAGTATGCGGCAACGACTAGGGCAAAGCGGAAAGCTAAGAAAGCAGGGAAGCAATTCTCAAAACAGCCCAAAAAGATTGCCGCAAAGACCAGAGCGCACAGGAGAACTAGCTAATGTCAGTAGTGACGCCTGATCTTCCAGAAATATTTGAAGAGGCCTTTGAGAGGGCCGGTCTTCAAATGACTACGGGATACGATCTAAAGACGGCCCGAAGAAGCCTCAACTTATTAACATTGGAGTGGCAGAACCGTGGACTTAATCTCTGGACTATTGAGTCTGGTACGCAGGCTCTCACAGCGGGGACAGCAACTTACACGCTTCCTACAGACACAATCGACCTTATTGAACATCAAATTAGAACTGGCACTGGAACGTCTCAAGTCGATACCAATGTCAGTCGTATCAGCGTTTCGACGTATGCTAAACAAAGTTCAAAAAATACTCAGGGACGCCCTAATCAAATTTATGTAGATCGACAGGCAACACAGGTAAATTTCACTCTATGGCCTGTGCCTGATTTGAGTACCTATACCCTTTTCTATTATAGGCTGAAGGGAATATCAGGGGTGTCCTCTGGTATTGGGACTACAGCAGACATGCCGCCAAGGTTTGTGCCTTGTCTAGCGGCTGGATTGGCTTATTACATTGCAATGAAGAAGCCTGAAGTGGCGGGCCGTGTGGCACCGCTTAAACAAGAGTATGAGTTTCAGTTTGAGTTAGCAGCAAACGAAGACACAGACTCATCATCGATCAAGTTCGTGCCATACAACACGTTTTTCACAGGAGGTTAAAATGGCAATGAAGAAAAAGGGTATGAA